TCAGGCCTCCTCAACGTCGTGATACTCTTCGCACGCCTGCAGCGTGTTCTGGATCAGGGTGGCGACGGTCATCGGGCCAACGCCGCCGGGAACCGGGGTGATGTAGGACGCGCGTTCGGCGGCATCTTCATACACCACGTCGCCGACCACTTTGCCGCTTTCCAGACGGTTGATGCCGACATCGACCACAATCGCCCCTTCTTTAATCCACTCGCCAGGAATAAAGCCCGGTTTGCCCACCGCGACGATCAGCAGGTCGGCGTTTTCGACATGATGGCGCAGGTTTTTTGTAAAGCGGTGGGTGACGGTGGTGGTGCAGCCGGCCAGCAGCAGCTCCATGCTCATCGGGCGACCGACGATATTGGAGGCGCCAATGACCACCGCATTGAGGCCGTAGGTGTCGATATTGTAGCGTTCCAGCAAGGTCACGATACCGCGCGGAGTGCACGGACGCAGGCGCGGCGCGCGCTGGCACAGGCGGCCAACGTTGTAAGGATGGAAGCCGTCGACGTCTTTATCCGGCGCGATGCGCTCGAGAACTTTGACGTTATCGATCCCTGCCGGCAGGGGCAGCTGAACCAGAATACCGTCGATGGTCTTATCGGCATTCAGAGTGTCGATAAGCTCCAGCAGCTCGGCTTCGCTGGTGGTTTCCGGGAGATCGTAAGAGCGGGAGACGAAGCCCACTTCTTCACATGCTTTGCGCTTGCTGCCGACATAAATCTGCGAGGCCGGGTTGCTGCCGACCAGCACGACGGCCAGCCCAGGGGCGCGTTTTCCGGCCGCAACGCGAGCCTTCACTTTTTCCGCAACCTCAGAGCGTACCTGCTGCGCAATCGTTTTACCGTCAATAATTTTTGCTGCCATCAGAGAGAGGATTCCATCTGTATCTTTACGAAAGGGGGATGAGGATATTTTGTCAGAAGCGGGCCTCGCTGTCAGTCCTCGTTTGCTGTTTTATCCTGTCTGAGGCTAATTTAGCCTGTTATGGCCATAGTTATTACATGGTTATAAGTGCGTTGCGCCTGGCCACTGAGTCGATTTACGCGCGCATTAGGCCCGGCGGTATGCTTCTTGTACAGTTGGTGGAGGATATTTCGCCAGCGTCGTATAAGCCCCGCAGTTTCCTGGCAAAATGGATTGACTCAACCGACGTGGACCGTATAATTCCACGCGTTTCACTCCGCGAAGCACTCGCTTCTCAGGGCGCCCTTAGCTCAGCTGGATAGAGCAACGGCCTTCTAAGCCGTAGGTCACAGGTTCGAATCCTGTAGGGCGTGCCATTAAGAAACAAGCACTTACGCCAGTTTTAAACCAGCCTGATTTCCTCCTTGTGTCGTATTTGTGTCGCTAGCGCCAAAAATGGCGTCAATTTTCCGTGCGTGTTCGGTCAGGTGGTTCGGCGCCAGGTGAGCATAACGACGTACCATCTCGATGCTCTCCCATCCTCCCATTTCCTGTAAAACAGAAAGCGGGACGCCGGACTGGATCAGCCAACTCGCCCAGGTGTGCCGGAGGTCGTGAAAACGGAAATCCTCGATCCCCGCTTTTTTCAACCCGGCGCGCCAGGCGTTATTGTCATCCACCCGCATTTTTCTAACCGCGGGCGTCAGCGTTCCATCAGGGCGATGCTTTGCCGTCGTGTGAACAAACACCCATCGGGAGTGCTTCCCTATCTGATCCCTTAATACCCTGCATGCGGTATCATTCAGAGCTACGCCAATCGCCTTGCCCGCTTTTGCGTTCTCCGGATTTACCCATGCAACCTTTCTCTGCATATCGACCTGCTGCCACTCAAGCCCGATGATGTTTGAGCGGCGCAGGCCGGTTGCCAGTGCAAATATCACCACTGGCTTAATACTCTCCGGCATGCACTCGATCAACCGCTCAGCTTCTTCTCTGGTCAGCCACCGTATCCGCTTACTGATCGGCTTGCGGGTTTTGATAACAGGAGCTGTTTTTATCCAGCCCCAGTCATTCGCCGCGGCCCTGAGAAGGGATCGAATAAAGGAAAGGTGTTGCGCCTTTGTCGCCTGCGAAACCTGCCGTGGTTTGTACTCCGGAACAGGCTTACCCTTCCTCAGCGCGGCATCACGCTTACTCTCCCACACCTGCAGGTGTTTACGGTTGATCATCCCGTTAACGGCTTCATGAACTTCCTCCGCCGTTATCTTCGAGACATCACGTCCGGAAAAATGCTGCAGCCAAAACTCAATTTTGGTTTTGTCATCATCCAGCGATCGCTTATGGTCCTTTTCGCGCAGCCACCGGATACAGCATTCTTCGAAGGTTCTGACTGGCAGATCGCCGATCTGGTCAACCCGCCACGCTTCCGCCTTCAGCTTGTCGTGGAGCTCCTGAGCCTGCTTTTTGTCCCCCGTGCCAAGAGATCGCCTAACTCTTTTTCCTGACGGCGTAAAGAAATGACAGTGCCACACGCCGCCCCTGAGGGTGATTGACATAAAACTTCTCCTTTATGTTCACCCGCGTTCGCGATGACAGGATCGCGCGGGGTTTTCAAATATGCAATACACGCCGCCTCAGTCGTTCTGTACTTGTTGCCGACCTTGCGGCCGGCGAGCTCCCCAGAATCAATCAGGCGGTAGATCACCCGCGCCGACACGATGAGCAAATCGGCGGCCTGCTGTGCTGTTATCGGTCTATCAGACGCCATATTTCCTCCCGGTTACGCCGCCCGCTGCGAGCGCAGTTTCTTAATGTGTTCGCTCTGCTCCAGATCTGCCTTTATCTGCTGGGCCTCTTCGTGAGAGAGCGGCTCGAAATCATTATTAAAGCGGTCTATGCTTGCTGTGTTGATCCGCCCCTGGCGCCAGTAGCGAACCACCTTAGCGTCACTGCTGGCGACAATTACCGGCCATCCGTGGCAATCAGCAAAGACCTGGCCTCTCTGAATTAACTTGAACATCACGGCCTCCGATGCTTACCGCGTAATTCCTCTTCTTCCTGACAGTCAGCACAGCGCTGACATCCCGCCACCAGTTCCCGGCGCCGCTCGGGTATCTCCTCCCCGCAGTCGCGGCAGTGAGTAGCAGATACCGCCGCATGGTTGATGCGCATGTTCTGAATGGTCATTTCCAGCCGGCGCTCTGCCAGCTCGTTGGCCTGATCGATGATTTCTGGCATGTCAGCGCTCCTTTATCTTTCCGTTCAAAATGCCGATTTCCACATAGAGATGGCTTGGCGTTAACCCAAGCTGCCTTATCAGCGGCATGCATCCGTTGAGGATCGGTCGTGATATCTCGTCGCAACTTAAAGCGGGAGATGACCTCCGTTTTGCCTTAACCTCATCGTTAGCCCTGCGCGCGATGCTTCTGAGCGCATTTTTCTTTTCTTCTGGCGTCATGCGACCCCCATATAAGCGCGAATGAAAGCCGCAGCTGCCTGTGCGTTTATGGCGTTGCCGTAACCCTTCAGGCGGCCGACGCGGTTGCTGCTTGCCACTCTTGCCATCCCGGGCTCGACTCGTCCCAGGCGTGCGGCAGCCCCATCAACCAGCGGGAATGTGCCGGGTTCAACTGGACGCCATTTCCCATCTCGACATAAGAGCCAGTCCGCATCTCGCCAAAAACCGTTAACCTCAAGGGGCCGGTAATCCCCGCGAAGTCCTGCAGACGCTGCTGGGTCTTGCTCCCGTCCTGTCGATGCATGTTCATGGCCGCATCCACTGACGGCGATCGAGTGTTGCTCGTTGTCGGTGTTGGCCACCCAGTAGGCCCGCTCTCTGATGTGCGGCGCGCCGATGCCCGCTGACGTAAACGGCACAAGCCCGAAGGCGTATCCCATTCCTTCCAGGTCTGCTTGTACAAGGTCGAACCATGTGTTTGCGTTACCGCTTGCAACCTGTTCGCCAAAGACATGCTGAGGTCTGCGCTCGCTGATGAGATGGAAGAAGTGGGGCCAAAGGTGCCGCTCGTCAGCAAATCCATCTCCTTTGCCTGCCGGGCTGAAAGGCTGGCATGGGCAACTTCCTGTCCAAATCGGTCTGTTATCCGGCCACCCGGCCAGACGCAGAGCATATGACCATCCACCGATCCCGGCGAAAAAGTGGCACTGGGTAAATCCTCTGAGGTCGTCAGGTGTGACATCTTCAATACTCCGTTCGTCAACTTCGCCCGGGGCGATATGCCCGGCGGCTATGAGGTTACGCAGCCACTGCGCCGCGAATGGGTCGATCTCGTTGTAGTAAGCTGCCGCGCTCATGCTGCCTCCGTCTTCACAACGTCAATGGCGCAGCCAGGTATCAGCTCAACTGAAGCGGTGGCGCACTGGTTTCCCCAGTGGCTCCAGCCTGGCGCTGCGCTGCGACTGAACAGCTCAATTCGCGGCACGTCGCCGTAGAGCAGCTCCAGGCGGTGGCGAACTTCCCACGGTTTCTCGCTGTGCGCGCCGAGTGGGCTGTAGACCACTTGCTTAATGCCGGCGTGCTTGCGTTCCAGCCCGGCGCCGCGGGTGGCGATCAGCACGTCTTCGGTATTGGCGCGGGTGTGGTTGCCACCGTTCATGCGTGTCTCGCCATTCAGCAGGTCGAGGAAGTCGTAAAAATCTGCAACCTCTCCCTCTGCCAGAGCCTTGGTAATGCGCAGCTCGGCCAGCTGATTCAACTTCACCCAGGTGAATCCCTTCATCGTGCGCACCGTAAAGCCCCAAGCCTCGGCCAGCTCGATCGCCTCCTGGTTGTGAGTGCCGGTGTACCACATCGCCAATACGGCGTTATCCGCGGCGAGCTCCCATACCGGAAGCCGCTTCATATCGAGCAAGCTCATGGTGGGGTAGTGGTCGACGGCGGCGCCGTTGCTGATCGTGTTCCCGTAAGACCAGGCCGGGTCAGCATAGATAAGTGAGTAGCGGTTCATAGGACTGACTCCATTTCATCGATATAGAGGCCAGATGCGATAAGCCGGCGGCGACGTGCCGCTTTATCTATACATTTCTGACGGTTGCCAGAGGCGGCCTGAGCCATCGAGCGCTTAGTGAACAGGCGCGTTTTACCCTGCGGGGTAATGACCTTTGGCCTTGTGATCAGGTCAAAGGTGCGATCACAGATGCCGTCCTCGTTGAGCCAGGTTTCCGATGCGATCAGCTGCGCAATGCGGCCTTCTCCCCTGGTTATACCGTTCGCAACGCGGTTAAATTCGACAAGCGTCACGCCGAACTTCTCCGCTATTTCGCTGCCGGTTACAGGGCGGCCGCGCGTCTGAATCATCCAGATCACGCGCTCGCGAAGGCCGGAGAATTTCCCTGCTTTTCCGGGCCTGCGGTAAAATGGAGTGCGTTTCATTTCCACTGCTCCCCGAAGGTAAAACCGATCTCTGCCAGCGATTCATCCATCTTGCTGATGAACTCCGGCACCATTTCGTTGAAGACGCTCATGTATTTGTCGTCGCGCTCAACAACCACGTGGTGGATGCCCTCTCGCTTCATACGAGGGTCATAATTCGCGAAATACCAGGCATCCTTGCCGGTAACCCACATGCTGAATTGCACCTGGGCCATGTAGGCGGATTTGATAGCCTCGAAGCCGCCAAGTCGGAATTTCATGAAGTCGCGAGAGGTGAAAGGGCACTTCAGCTCAAGGCCGCGACCATCACTGCACAGGCCATCAGGTGAGCAGGCGGTGCGCATTCCTTCGTCGCGGAAGAGGATCGGCGACTCGGTTACCTGCACGTCGGTGGTGAACTCAAACAGGGTGCGAGCGTCGGCCTCATACTGTTTCCCCCAGGCCAGCGCCTTGGCGTTAACTTCCGGCGCCACGCCGGTGCACACTTCGGCAAGGAGCGTAAGGAAGTAGGACATCTTCATATCAGTCCATTTCTTGCCTGACTTGGGTTTAGAAATGACGTTGTGAGCGTCAGAGGCAGTAATAACTCCGAGTCTCGCCCTTGCCCATGTCTCGCTGCCTTGCTCAATTTGTGCAATTGGCCCAAATATTTGCTCAAATTTAATGAGCCACCTGTTATCCATATTTCCTCTCCTTTCGGCAGTTGGCTCTTGGCGGGATGTTAATCCCTCTATTTTTGTAGCCATGACACCATTTGTGGATGGTCGCTGATTTCACGCCAAAATGATTCGCCGCGGCTCCGGCGCTTTCAAAACGCAACCCATCAACAAACCAGTAAAACGATGTACTTCTGTTTTCCGCCTGCTTGGTAACCGTTGCCCATCTGCAATTGTCTTTTGAATACGGGCCTTCATTGTTCTTCCGATCTAGCTGATGCTTAGGCGTAGGAGGTAGCCCCATATCTTCAAGAAATAGCTCGAACGTCAGCCATCTTTCGCAGATACCGCGCTTACTGTATTTTTCGAAGTCTTTGTTGTTCGGGTTCGTGCAGCGGTTTTTCATTCCGCTCCAAATCCTGTAAACGCGGGTATTGCGCTGGCCGTGAGTGGCGTTTTTTCCTGTCATGCATCCGCAGCTGCTTATTGAATTGTTTTTAAGCTGATTTGCGGCTCTATAGCAGGAATTACCGCACACACAAAGGCATAGATACATCCTTCTACCTCTCAGCATGTGCGAGTATTCTTTGACGGTTAAGTACCCATATTTTTCACCGGGCATAAGTGGATTGGCGTTCATGCTGCCACCTGCGCTTTTTTCTGGAGGAAGCTAAAGCCTTTCTGCGCTTCTTCTTCGGTGAGCTGTGATGCTTGGAAAATGTCACGCTTGAAGATGTTGCTGCACAGAGGCAGGAAGTCCTGTTCCCAGTCCTTATTCAGGGACGTCAGGAGGTCGGTAATTGCCTGCAACGTTTCCTCACTGGCCACCAGGGGGAGCGCCTCTGTCGTGCTGCGTGGCGTTACGTCACGCGCATCCACTTCCAGCGTTTTACCTTCCATCTCTTCGGCGGTGGGCTGCTGGCCAATTTCAGGCCATGCCTTACGCAGAGCCTGAGCCTCGGCACACTTCGCCAGTTGGCCATAAGGGCGCTTTTTCCACATTGCGTTTGGCGCGGTAGTGTCGCGGCCGGCGGTGGCATAGTTCTCAACCCAGTATTCTTTCGCGCTGAATTCGACGATCTCCCCACTGGGCATGCGCTTGCTGACCGTGTACTTGCACCATTGAGGCACGGTCACCTCAATACCGGTAAGCGTCAGAGTGACGTCCGGGCCGAACTCTGGTTCTTTTGCGCCAGCGTAAGAACCGGAGCGATCGGCCTGAATCCGATAAAGCCCGATGCCAGGCATAACCACATCGCGCCACTCGCTTTTACCCGACTTCGAGTCCTTAACGCTCATTGGCACCAGATGAACGGGCTTCAGAAGCGGATCGAGGTTTCTGGCCCGACAGTAGTCCAGCGCCATCATTACTGATTCGTCTTTGGCGCCAGGGTAAATACTGTTTTTGAGGGCGCTCCAGGTGGCGCCGTCAATGCCTCTCTCAGCAAGAGATCCGGCTGTAATCACAAGTTCGTTAGCCATTGCTATTCCCCAAAGTTAAAACGGGCAGCCGGTGCGGTGATCCCAGTCGTATTCCGCCTGGGCGTAAGCTACTGCCGAAATGAGATCGTTATATGCCTCGCCAGCTGCATCGCTGCGGAGGCCTTCGTATGGGCTTTTGTCCATCGGCACAGAGAAACGGAACAGGCCTGACGGCTCTTTCGGCAGGACGTCGATAATTTCCTGCGCCCGATCGTCAATCCACTTTTGCTTCTCTTCGGTGAGCGACTGTTCAGCCCATTTCCGTTCTTCGATAGCGTCGTATGCGCGGTATGCGTTCATAGCTCGCTCCTGAAATTTGGTTGTAAGAATCCCGGCACCGTAATGGCTGCCTGATAGCTCAGTTAAATTCGTGCGCTGATATGCGCGGTTAATGCGTCCCGGCTGGAACCAGGTTCGGTTCGATATTGCGTGAAGCGTATGGCCGGCGGATGTGGCGCAGATTGCCCTGAGGCTCATGCCAGTAACTGCCGTCGCGATAGTCGAAGCTGACCAGCCAGGCGGCACCGGTGCGGCGATTGCGCATCATCACGGCGCGTCCGTTGTTAGGAATTGAGTTAGCCATTGAACACCCCCGTAACGTGAAGAATTTTGATAATCAACGCTGTCCAGATAACGCCGCAGATCAGCAGGCAATAAATCAGTGAACGAATGCCTTGCTTGCTCATTTTCCACCCCAGAATGCGAAGCTAAAAAAAAGGACAGCAACCAAAAACAAGGCAACCTTTAAACAGAACCGGTGCCATGCAGGTACTTCATGTTCTCGGATCATCTCTTCACCTTTGCCTTATCGCGGCTAACGGAGCGTTGTTACCCATTACCGGCGCCAACGTTGTTGTTTGGATGAGTTGATAATAGCAATGAGTATTAACCATAGCAATACGTATTGATATTAATTGATAGCAATTGCTATTAAATGATTGATAGCTAAATGAATTTATTTTTTGTTATTGTGCTGTTATGCTCAAAAAAAACACAGGAGGCTACATGAGACCGCCGATCACAAAGGAAGAAGTCGAGTTACTGATGCAGGATATGGAGATGCTGGCAGAGCAGCAGCTAGTGGGGCTGGAGGCGTTCGAGGCTCTGAAGTTGCTGGAGATGCGCAGACAGACCGGTAAGATGGAGGCTATAAAGCGATTGATATCGCATGGAAAGGAGTAGGGTAGTAAAAACCCGGCGCGGTTGCCGGGTTTAGATTAGGTTAGTTAGTTCTAGATCAGGGATGGGCAAGTATTTTCTTCGCGAAATTAATAGTTTCATTATGATTATCAGCAGAAGTGTGATTAATCTTCTTCGCGTCCATTGTTCTCTTGATTGTATCAATTACTTTTCGCTGCCCAGAGCTTGGAGAGTCGGGAACCTCAAGAGTGAACAGAATGTCTTCTGTTGCCAGTAAGTTTTCTTCTGCCGCTCGGGTTATCCTCATTACCCATGTGTCACTGTGCTCCATCATTTTTCCTGGCTCGGATTGCGTGAAGGCCAATGGTTTGATTGCACACTGAATTATATTCTGTTTTTTGGCAACTAATGGCATTGTGAATTTTGCATAAAACCCATCAATAGATTCTGGTTTGAAGGCGTTTTTTAACCCATCAATTCGATCGATGCTTCGCTTTATCTCTCTTGCCAAAACATCTTCCCTGCGCTCTTTGGTGTAGTCAGAGTGGTTTACATATCTATTGTAAATATGTTCCAGCTCTTCCTTAGGATCAGCGCTAAGCACCACCCTTGTGGAGCTAAACTGGAAAATTGACTCTTTCTTGGAGGTAAAGTACCGAAAAAACTGCGCAAGTTGTTGATGCCCAACAATTTGGCTAGCCTGAGCTTTTGCAAACTGCAACTCTCTCTGGATAGTATCTTTCGCTACAGGGAAAATACAATCGTCATGGAAAAAGCTTCGAACACGAGAGTCGTTGCGCTTAGTTATCTGAAAGTCAAAGAAGTTTTCTTTTGGTGCGCACATGACTACGCCAATGTTTGCGAATTCTTCAGTCTCCGCATAAGGCGCATATCTAACAATGCTATATAGGCATGGTGTGGTCATGCTATCGCACTCCAAAATTCATCACGGTCGCCTTTCTCTAAGGTGCCATTGACGAAAGGTAAAAAATCATCATCAACTACCCAGTCATCTGGTACATCGCCAAAAATCTCCGGGACTTTGCATAAACTATCAACAACTTTTTGGCGGTACTCTACGCGATCAATCAAATCATACTGCCACTTGCGATTACCCGGGCCATAGACATGAACAAGAAAATCATCTGGTTCTGCATTTTGATCAAAGGATAGATTATGGTCAATTAGATAATACTTATCGTTGCCAACATCATAAATGATATTGACGTTGCCGCCTTTATCCGTAAGTGTTCTGTCTGCATTTAATACCCATTTATCAAAAACATAGATTAATTTCTGCTGTTCTATGGGTATGATCGCCTCGTTTCTTGACTGAATAAATGTTAGGGCAACGGCGCCGTCAATGTACTGTGATGCAAACGCATGACCGGTAGAAATTTCACGTTTTAATTCAGGTGTATATTCTATTAGTTCTTCAGGAACAAACACGACTTTAAAGTCTGGTATCGGAAGTCCGATATCACTCGCCAAACAACCAGCAACAAACTCAGCAACAAGATTCTTTGGCGGCATTGAAGGTTTTGATTTCAAAACATACAGTTTCCCATCATCACACTTACAAAGAAACGGCTGAGTCGAACCCTCGTTGATACGGCGAATTATTTCAATGACATGGGGGATTGTACCATCATTATTTTTTTGGAGTTCCATCACCAGTCCTTAAAAGAATAATCACCCAAACACCCCGTTTATGCACCTAACTTAAGCTTTATTGCCCTTCTTGGCTGCAAGCCACCGGGCAACGGTCTTACCCATGCTTCCTGTACGTCTTCGGCATTACCAAAAACACATCGAACTACCGGTCTGGCTTATTCAAAGTCATCCCGCTCATCCCTTCGCTTGAAGAAAATCTTATCTAGCCTGAGCACGATCCCAACCAGTCCGATAATCAGCAAAGTAATGAGTATTGGGATAATCAGATCAGACATGCTTCCTCTGCGTGCTAAGGCTTTACCCATGCTTCCTGTACGTCTGCGGCATGCTGCCGATCACCTTGCCGAACACGAACACCCGGTTCATCTCGTCTTTCTCGATCGGATCCCACGCCGCATAGCTCTTGTTATCGGAGATAACCAGCAGCTTGTCCTTCATCTTCTGCAGGCGCTTGACGTGAGCAGTATCGTCGTACAGGAATGCGTATATCCCGTCTCCGTCAAAGCTCTTTACGCTGATGTCCACGAACAGCAGATCACCAGGCTCAATCGTGCCAGACATGCTGTCGCCGCGGACGTTGATAATCCTGATGTTCTCGGCCTTTCGTCCATCGAACATGTGGCGCGCTTCCGCTGGATCATACTCAACAGAACGGAGAATCTCGACGAACTCCTGGTTCACAATGCCCGGTCCCGCGCTGACCATAAGGTCCAGAACATCAATCCTGAATGCATCGGTATCCTGGCTTTTAACCTGGGAAATGCGAGGTAGTTGGCCATCATCGCGCATCGGTCCATTTCCGGTTGATAACCATTCAGACCTGACGCCCAAAGCATTAGCTATCTCGACAATTTTTGTCGAACCCCTGGCGTTTCCACTCACCAGGCGCCAAATGGTCGGCTGAGCAATACCTGAGGCCTTCGCAAGCGCCCCTTGTGACATTCCGGCCGAAGCCATGGCCTCGTTTAAACGATCTGCAAGAGTTTCTTTTTTCATAATCTCAAATTTATACGCTTGCGTATTACTGGTCAAAACACGTTTTGCTATTGCTAAAACCAATACGCATTGCTATTATCACTTTGCACCAATACTTATAGGAATTGGAACATGACGAACAAAACCATCCAGAAGGCAATTGATATCGCTGGCAGTCAGAAAAAATTGGCCGATCTGTGTGGCGTAGCGCAGCCGACAGTTTGGCGCTGGCTGCATGGCGGCGGAATTGATGCTCGCTATGTAATGAAAATTGTGTCTGCGACTAACGGCAAGATTAAGGCGGCAGAGATCCGGCCTGACCTTGCGCAGTTGCTGAGCGCGCATTCACCGGCCGCCTAACCCGCGGCCTTTCAAACACCACCAGAGGAAGTATCACAGATGGAGAATGCAATAGCCCGAAAGTTAGAGCCGCCAATTCTCAACCCAATTGAGATTGAAGGCATTTTGTTAAACCGGCTTTTGTCCATTGGCCAGAAGACTTTTGCAGAAATGCGAGGGGTCAGCGAATCAACGATTAGTCGCCGTAAGAGCGAAGGGTACTACGCCGAGATGGCGAAAGAGATTGCTGCGTTAGGCCTGCAGGTTGTTCCGCCAGAAGCGGTTGTGGTTTCCCGCCACTACCTGCAGTCAGTAGAAACGCTGGCAGATATCGGATTACGTGCAGAGCGGTGCCGACCAGGACCGTTGGGATGGGACTAATGAAGGGCAGAAAAGGCGAAAGCCGCAGTGCTCGAACACTAACGGCTTTCTACGCGAATTAACTGGATCAATTCACAGGAGTAATTATGGCAAATACTGCCGAGGTAATCAATTTCCCTGTGCCTGTCGTGGCACTACAGGAGCTGCGCGTGGCAGATCTCGACGATGGGTTTACGCGCATCGCCAATGAGCTCCTTGAAGCTGTCATGCGTGCGGGTCTGTCGCAGCATCAGCTTTTGGTGTTCATGGCTGTCATGCGCAAAACATACGGCTTCAACAAGAAATCTGACTGGGTCAGTAACGAGCAGCTCTCGGAGCTGACCGGCATTCTCCCGCATAAGTGCTCAGCTGCAAAAAGCGTCCTGGTTAAGCGGGGGATATTAACTCAAACCGGTCGTGTTATCGGGATTAATAAAACGGTCAGCGAATGGTCATCTTTACCCGTAAAAGGTACAGAAAAGAAAACTTACCTGAAAAAGGTAACATTACCCGAATCAGGTAAGAAAAGTTTACCCGAATCAGGTAACGCCTATTACCCGAATAAGGTAAACACAAAAGACAAACATACAAAAGACAAACATACAAAAGACAATAAAGACAATATTAATAACCCCCCTAAATCCCCCCGGGCGGTTTCGTTCGATGCGTTAGCTGTTCAGTTGCCTGACTGGCTTTCTGCAGAAATCTGGTCGTCATGGGTGGCATACCGTCGTGACCTGAAAAAGCCGATCAAGTCTCAGCAGACGGTCACCCAGGCTATCAACCTGCTGGACCGCTGCAGACTGAACGGTTACTCCCCTGAAGAAATTATTAACCAGAGCATCGCGAATGGCTGGCAGGGACTCTTTGAGCCGAAAGGCGCCAGACCGCAGCGCCGGCAGGAGTCCCGCGTCACTGAACGGTTCGCTGACAAAGACTACGGCAAAACCGAAATTCCGGACTGGATGAGGGATCAGCAATGAACCTGGACGAAAGAATCACCCTGGTCGAAAAACAGCTGCAGGAGCTGTCACAGCCAGCGCTGGACATCCCAAACACCGAAGTCATTAAGCAGTTAGTGGTCTGCGAAAAGCACGGCGACTATGAGCAACGCCAGCGCGTATCAACTGGCCTTGTCCGTCTGCCAGGGGCGCCGACAAGCTGCCCGGGATGCCTGAAAGATGAGCTCGTTTTCCTGCGAAACGAGAAGGCAAAAACGGATGACAGAACTCGCACTGCGAATGTTGAACGCCTGATGCTTGAGCTCAAGGTCCCGGCCCGGTTCGAAGCCTGCACGCTGGATAACTACCAGCCGGTGAGCGAAGAAGCAGCGCGGGCGCTGAAAGTCTGCCGAGCGTATGCCAGCCGCTGGCCAGATCGCCGGAAGAACGGCGGCGGACTGGTTATGTGCGGCAAACCCGGCACGGGGAAAAACCACCTGGCCTATGCAATTGCGAAAAGCGTTATCGCAGAGCACCAGAGCCCGGTCGTGTTCACCACTGCGCTGAAAATCGCCCGGGAGTTTAAATCCACCTGGTCAAAGACGGCGACCCGCTCCGAGGAAGACGTGATCCGCTTCTTCACCAAGCCGGACCTGCTGATTATCGACGAGGTAGGCATTCAGTTCGGCAGCGAAGCCGAGAAGATGATCATGTTTGAAATCATCAACACCCGCTACGAGCGCCTGAAGCCGACGATCCTGATCAGCAACCTACCAAAGGATGAGCTGACGCAGTTCATCGGCGAGCGCGTCATCGACCGCATGAACGACGGCGGCGGCTGCACGATTTCGTTTACCTGGGACAGCTATCGGGAGAACCGGTCATGACAGGAAAAGACGCAATTCTGAACTACCTGAAAACGCATAAAACCTGCAGCTCTCCAGATGTCGCCGCGGCTTCCGGAATGACGCACACCTGCATCAACCAGGCTGCCAATATCCTGGCAAAGCAGGGGGTACTGGTAGCGGAAGCTCGGGTGTGGCGGACGGTTTATTACCGGCTGGCCACCGAAGAAGAAATTTCAGGCAGGAAGAGCACCAATCAGATTTTCAACGAGTGCCGGCAGAGCCCGGTTATGAAGCGAATTTTAGCGGTCTACGGGAGGGCGCAGGCATGAAAAACGAAATCGAATTCAAATTTGGTGATTACGCAATCATCGAGCAGAAACGCCACGGCGTACCTAACGAGATGTTTGTTCATAAGGTGGTTGGTCAACTTCGCTCTAACACCTGGGTTGATGTTCCGGTTAGTGTTCCGGCGACTGAGACGCTGCATGGTGAGATGGAGGACATTTGTCTCTGCATCTGCTGCGGAATTGACGAGACCGAGGTTCGCCGTTATCGCGTCAAGGATATGCGGCGCCATTCTCCTGTCTCTTTGGTGGCTGATGAAAAGAGGGGTTCTACTATCACATTACAGGCAGTAAACGAGCTCATTCGGTCGCTGGAGTCGGCAGGCGAGCTGTCGATAAGAGAGCAGAAGTTCCTGAAGCTGGCGAAAGCGTTTAAGCAGCTGGAGGCGGAGAATGTGCAAATCAAAGCTATGAACGATTGCTTATCTGAGGAACTGCGTGGTTATGAGTCTGATGGCGCTTTTGAGGGGCCGAAGATGCATCTGCTGTGGTGGCAGGTCGAAACCCCCGCCACAGATCGCATCGTAGCCGGGATTAAGGCTGATGGGGTGGAGGAGTTCGCGGCAAAACTTCGAATTCCTGGTGATGACCAGTTTTTTGACGCTTTAGCAAAAGGGGTTGCACTTGCTGCTGACGACTTCTCCAAGCAGCTGCGCGAGGGGGCCGACAAATGAGCATCGCCACTTATCTCAATACCGGTTTAGCCATTCTGGGGTGGGCATACATCATGGTTAAAACAGGCCAGTGGATTACCAAAAATGCTCTGAGGCAGTGGGACAAGCGTCGTAAGGAATCTCGCCGCCAGAAAGCTGTGAATGAGTTTTATGACGCCTTTGAGCTCAACAGCCTGGAACCTGGCTCTACCGTTCGCCTGGCCACTAAAGGCGACCTGACAATCATGATGTTCCGCAGCGAGGGGGACGACAAATGATAACCGGGACTACTAATTATGACGATGTGGCAGAAGTCCGCTGCAATTTGTGCGGCGGTTATTACAAAGCCGACGATCCGGAAAGTCACGAATGTGAGGATGCAGCATGACAACTAATATCACCTCACTGGTGCAGCGTTTGAAAGTGGCAGCAAAGAATGGATGTTGCCACACCCTTTTTCCGGATGATTGTCTGGCGCTGGTAGGGGCGCTGGAGAAGGCGCATCAGCGGATTGATGAACTGGAGAACGATGAAGTTCGTCAACGGCTGGCTAACGCAGAGCACCAACTCTACATGGCTGAACTGGGTAAAAATAATCTGAGAGCCAGTCGTAAGGTGCAGTTCCGCAAGCGCAAGGCGGCTGATCAACGAATCGCCGAGCTGGAGTCCCGCACCGTGAAGCTGCCGAAGCCTATTAGCGTTTTGCATCGCCGAGAGTTCACTGCGGCGCACTGCGCAATATACGCATACCCCGAGGCAGAAGTTAACGCGGCGTTGGATGGCGCTGGCATCAAGTGGGAGGCTGAGTGATGGCTATCACTGAAGGATTCTGCGCGGACCTCTACTGCGACTGTGATGGTTGTCAGTCAGGGAAAATCTATCCGCAGGGGCAGGCTGATTTCATCGGCCGGAATATGACCGACATTTCTCAACAGGCGCGCAAAGCTGGCTGGCGCATAAGCAAAGACCGCCAGCGCTGCTATGCGCCGGGCCACAAAATTTCACGGGGAGCCAACCAATGACCAATAACCAGTTAGCAGAAAACAGCGCCATCCAACTTTTGAACAGCGTCAAACTGGCGCGCGATAACGCAGAACGCGCCGACAATCGAGTTGACCACTCGTTTTATTACGCGCTGACGATTGCTCTGGAAGAGCTACAGGAACGCCGCAAGGCCGCAGCCAAAACCATCACACCGCCTACGCCAGCTTGTACTTATGCTGATCACAGTTATCCGGCATACACGAAACAGCAGGTTCTTACCATGCTGGAATCGCTGGGCGTTACTGTCGTTGAGGAGGATGTATGACCAAATCAACCATAACCAGAGAGCGCCTGGAAGAAATTGTCAGCGACCCAATGATTAATCAGGGTAGCGAGTTTGCGATGATGGCCCGCATGGCGCTGGCCACAATGGACAGCGAGCCGGTGGCGTGGCTGCTATCGGGTGGAGGCGCTAAGAATGTCGTGTGTTTTGATAGCGGTAATGCGTATGCAGACCCACTACGCGAGGTCACCCCGCTCTATCGCCACGCGCAGCCAGCGCCAGTATCCTATAGCGACTTTGAGGAATTCTGGTCATCGTACATTCATCCTCTGGCGCAGGATGACGAGCTGAAGGGCTTTGCGTGGGACATCTGGTGCGCAGCCATGCTCCAGGCTGGCAACTCGCAGGTTATTCCGGATGGTTGGACATGCAACGATAAAGCAAACGCAGCGCTGATGATGCTTGATCGGATTGAAACGGTAGACCCTGTTGATGATGATCGTATCGACGGCATTAAGCGCATTGTTCGTGAGCTCGCAGCCGCCCCGCATGATACCCCCGCTCTGAACTCGGTGCAGAGCGTCGATACTGTTGCAGATAGATGGATTCCGGTAAGCGAGCGTATTCCTGATAATACTGAGCCTGTTCTTTGTATTGAAAAACGTGCTGATTTTGGTACTTACGGACAACCATTCGTTTGTTGGCATGATGGAGGTGGATGGGTTGGAAAAACAAATTACCGTCCAATCGTAACCCACTGGATGCCGCTGCCGGCCGGGCCGCAGGAGGTGAGGTGATGCCGAGGGCTAGTACGGTTGGCGAAATCGTCAGGTCTGACATGGTGCAGTCTGGGGCGCTCAGAAAGCGATACTGGCAATCATCATCTCTTCCGTTTCGTGAAAAGCGTAAGCACAGGCCACAACCTTGCCATTTCAGAAGAGATAGGGTGCTTCAAAAAATCATGCGCAGGGAGATGGAAGCCATGGTTAATCGCCTTAGTAAAATCGATGCTTCAAAGATTCTTGAGGAAGTTGGCGATGCCTAAATCCCCCGCAGAACGAAAAGCCTTCAGCTGAAATCAAACCCCTCTCCTGAGGGGTTTTCTCGTATATGCTCATTTTGCATTTATCCCCGGGAAGGGCGATAATTACCTCGTCAGCCTGAGCAACTGACGACTTACTTCCGGCGCCAAGTGGGGACACATGGCGCAAACACTGCAATTTGAGAAGAGTTATCAAAACGTACTGATTCCCGCAGAGCCGGGAACCAGCGAATACCTGCAACTTATCCCGGTGGGGCAACTGCTTTGCGGTGAGTTCCGCAAGCCCCGAAATTACGCATTCCACAAGAAGTTCTTCAAGCTTCTGACTCTCGGGTATCACTACTGGACGCCTTCCGGTGGACTCATTGAGCCCGCTGAGCGCGCCCTCATATCCGGGTTTATCGACTTTCTCTCATCCGACCTCGATCAGCGCGCTACACTCCAGAACGCCGCGGAGATGTATCTCTCCTCGGTCGGTATCTCCCGTTCCCGCGATATGGCGCTGCTGAAACACTTCGAATCATTCCGCGAGTGGGCAACCATTCAGGCTGGCTTTTACGACGAATACCTGATGCCTGACGGTAGCCGTCGTCGTGTCGCAAAGTCGATCTCCTTCGCCAGTATGGACGATAGCCAGTTTAACGGCGTCTACAAATCAGTGCTGAATGTGCTCTGGAACTACATTCTGCGTCGCAAATTCCACTCGCCGGCTGAGGCTGAAAATGCCGCCAGTCAGCTGCTGAGCTTTGCGGGGTGATGTTGATGAAATACTCATGGTTTCAGCATCCCGAATGCACTGCGGAGCAGGAAGAACAGTTGGTGTCCAGATATCAGGCGCGTGGCATCGTCACCGAGAAAAGCCTTAACCCGGATTATCTGAGCTGGACGGTCAGCGCCAGGCTGCCGGTTTGTGCTCGACCGGAGTATACGCCGCGATCACTTCGTCAACGGATTTGGGGGTAAGCATGGCTAATCTTCGCAAAGCGGCGCGCGGCCGCGAATGTCAGGTTCGTATCCCGGGCGTCTGCAACGGTAACCCTGAAACCACGGTATTGGCCCATATCCGCATTGCTGGATTGTGCGGGACCGGGATTAAGCCGCCTGATCTGATCGCCGCTATCGCCTGTTCATCCTGTCACGATGAAATAGACCGCCGCACGCGCCTGGTAGATGCGGAGTATGCGAAGGAGTGCGCGCTGGAGGGAATGGCCAGAACGCAGGTTATCTGGATGAAAGAGGGGCTGATAAAAGCATGAACCAATATCGAATTTCATTACCCTGGCCACCAAGCAACAACCGCTACTACCGGCATAACCGGGGGCGCACACACATCAGCGCGGAAGGGCAGGCATACCGCGACAGTGTCGCCAGAATCATCAAAGACTTGATGCTTGATATCGGCCTTTCCACGCCACTGAGAATCCGTATTGAGTGCCACATGCCGGATCGCCAGCGCCGTGACCTGGACAACCTGCAAAAAGCTGCATTCGACGCCCTGACGAAATCGGGTTTCTGGCTCGATGACCAGCAGGTTGACTACTACAGCGTGAAGAGAATGCCTGTCGTCAAAGGTGGGCGGCTTGAGCTAACCATTACCGAATTGGAGGTCGCATGAGCAGTGACGTTATCGAACGCATCCGCGACCGCTGGCAAAAGCTTCGCCTCTTGCGTAGCCGCGGCACCGTACTGGTTGACTACCGCATACTGAGAAATTTCGTTCGCATCTATCAGACCCTGGGAGAGACAGCATGAACCTCGAATCTATCGCCAAATACTTCGCGCCAAAGTCACCAATGCTGAGCGACTCGCCACGGGCTACTGCATCGGATGGTCTAACCGGCACTGACATCATGGCCGCTCTTGGGCTGGTAAATGCCAAGTGCGGATTCGGCTTCGACCTCTATCTGGCAAAGATTGGGGTAAGCACACCTGACCGAGCAATGGAGCTACTTTATGAATCAGCAGAGCGATTATCAATCCGCTTTAACATCGTTTCAGAACTCAGCCAGGACGTTCGCAAAAGAGTTCTCGAAGTTCTGTGTGCTTTTGCATACCAGGATTACACGCGAAGTGCTGCCAGCGTTAGAAAATGCACTTGCTGCGATGGGACTGGCTTCACAGAGGCCCAGGTGTTCACCAATAAATGCTCATATCCGTGGGGCAAGCCACCTTATTGGTCAAAGATGTCCCGAGCGGTTCGCCCAAGCCACTGGGAGAGCTGGAGCCAAGTGCGCGAAGTGGTCAAAGTTAAATGCTCAGCCTGTAACGGAAAGGGTGTTATCAGCAATTCGTGTCGCTGCAATGGGAAAGGAAAGGTACTGGATAAAGAGACCAGCGAGCACCTTGGGCTACCGGTAATGAAGGTATGCGATCGCTGCAGCGGAAGAGGTTATGCGCGCATGAAGTTTTCGACGGTGATGGAAGGGGTAAGGGCCGTGGCTGACATTAAGAAAACGGCAGCTTATGAGCAACTGAAACCTTTCTTCGAGGAGCTGGTATCCGAATGTCACAAACAGGAATCCTACGCTGATGTCATCCTCTCCCGGGTGACGAAATAATGAGTATTTTCTATAAAAATAAAATTTTGTGGAAAATAGCTATTGCAATCTCCGGAAAAACTGGTTAGATTCATCCCTAACGCTGGGAATCCGTTCAGTCGTTCCGAAGCAAAAAATTCAAGCCCGAGGTTAACGCCTTGGGCTTTTTTACGCCTGCGATCCGGTCAGGGCTCTTGGGTAGAGACGTGCCGCACGACACGTTAAAGCCCTACACGCGCAGAGCCCTGAACCAGATTGAAGTTACTCAGCAATAAGAAAACTGCATGTCATCATTTGCTTATATCTTATTGACCAGAAAATTAACGTGTTGTTAATCTATTCGTGTGGTGAATCCCCCTATGCGGAGGGGCGACCAGTCACTTACAGTAATCTGTAAATGCAGCGCGGGCCATGTCGACTGGGACATGCTCACCGGGAGGCACCCGGCACCATAATGCAATGCTACATAAGCTATTTGATAGTGGGGTTGCCGTTTCGGCTTCTCCAGCTATGTTTAAAAGGTAGTAACGGAAAACGAGCGCTCTCCTGGTAAATTGGTAGCTCTGACTATTAGGTGCGCCTCGAACCGTTGAAGAATCAGTATTTCCTACCTTCTGCCCGCCCCTCTGAGCGGGCTTTTTTTCGCCTAATTCAGGCAAAACCATAAAGCATTAAGGGCTGCGCTATTTCGCGGCCTTTTTCATTTCAGGGTCAGAAGCACAGCGGTTGTGCGTTCGGCTGTTAACCGAATGGTCGAAGGTTCGAATCCTTCCTGTCCCGCCAAATTAGCGCCATTAGCTCAACCGGAGAGAGCAATAGCCTTCTAAGCTATCGGTTTCAGGTTCGAGTCCTGAATGGTGCACCAGATAAAGGCCTGACCTGATGACGGGCTCATAATCCAATCCATCAGGGGCGCTGCTGTAACAGCGTCACAGGCCGCCAGACCCAGCCAGGGTATTTTCGGTCATCACCGACATTGCTATTACCCTCATGCTTATTGCCTGCTTAACCGCAGGCTTTTTTATTATCAGGCCTCGCGGGAATCATCATCGACACGCTTCGTTGTTAAATCCAGCCCGACGGGCCTGACCCTTTCAAACACACACAGCACCCGCTAACAACGCGAGGTGAGAGTATGTATCGCATGGAAAAGATAACCACTGGTGCTGCCTATGGCGCTTCAGCCGGGAGCATCCTTAACGGCATGCTAAATGCCTATAGCCCCGAGCAGTGGAATGCCATCGGCGTACTGGTGGGCATTGTCATCGCCGTACTTACGTATCTGACGAATTTGTACTTCAAGATTCGCGAAGACAATCGACGTAGCAGGAGCCGAGATGAACCCGACGCTGAGGAATAAGCTGATTGGTGCGATCGCCGGCGGTTCGGGCGCGATCGCAATTGCTTCTGTCATGCTTGGTAATGCCGACGGCCTGGAAGGAAGGCGTTATTACGCTTATCAGGATGTAGTCGGCGTCTGGACTGTTTGTGATGGCCACACTGGCGCCGATATTCGCCGCGGCCACCGCTACACCGACAGGGAATGCGACAACCTGCTGAAGGCAGATCTGCGGAAGGTGGCAAGCGCCATTGACCCGCTCATCAAAGTCCGCATTCCTGATCCTACCCGCGCCGCGCTTTACTCATTCACTTATAACGTTGGCTCTGGCGCTTTCGCCAGCTCCACGTTGCTGAAGAAACTGAATGCTGGAGATGTGCCGGGCGCGTGCAAGGAACTGCAGCGCTGGACGTATGCCGGAGGCAAGCAGTGGAAGGGACTGATCACCAGGCGCGAGATTGAGCGTGAAGTCTGCGAGTGGGGCCAGAAATGAGCCGATTAACCGCAATCATCAGCGCTGTAGTCATTCTGCTGCTTACCTGCATTTTCTCATGGCGTTCTGGCTGGAATTCTCACGCTGACCATATCAACGCCCTCGCTGCGAAGAAGAAAGAGAAAGCCGAAAAGACTATCCAGCCAGTTGAGCAAAAGGCCGCTGCCGCTACAGAAGAGGGCAAGGTCATCTACCGAACCATAACCCGCGACGTGGTGAAATATGTCCAGTCTCCGAATCGTACTGTGTGCCGGTTTGACGATGATGCTGTGCAGCTGCGCCAACGGGCCATCGACGCTGCCAACTCCATCCCCGGATTTGATGAGCCCTCCGTGCAAAGCAAGTGACGCAGGGAAGGATACCGACGAAGACCTGCAATCGGACGTCGAAACCGCTCAATGCCTGCGCCAACTGCGGTTGGATAAGTACCGCTGGCAGGCCTACTACCGTGCAGTGAGTCAGTAGCGGGGCTACATTGCCGTTCCTGCATGGCGAGGTCGGCGTGATAAAAAAAACCGAGGGGGAAATCCCAAAACTACGGGGTGCTGAACAGCCAGCCAATGACGGATTGTAGCCACGTAGCTGGTTTATTTTCTACTGGGTGAGAATAAAAATGAGAGCCTGGAAGGCTTGAGAGTGGCTCATCCATGAGCCCACGGTTAGAACAGCAGACTTTGTCATGGCAGAGCAAAGTCATAAGTTAGTTTAGAAAACAATCCGGGAATAACAAGCGCAGCGGGTGCATATTAGTTAACGTAACACTGCAAATAAGGCATTACAGAGCTACTTCAAGAGGTGGCTCGATAATGTCAAGGCGAGGACAAAATTATGGCAACACCAGATTGGGAGGCCATTGAATCGGCTTACCGGGCTGGTTCATTGTCAGTAAGGGCCATCGGGGAAAAGCATGGCGTTAACCACGCCACCATCCTGAAGAGAGCTAACAAAGAAGGATGGCAGCGCGACCTGACAGAAAAGGTCAGGGCGGCAACGAAAGCCAAGGTAACCAAGTCGGTAACCAAAGACGGTAACCAGTCACCAGTGGTTACTGATGAGCAGATTATTGACCGGGCATCCGATGAGGCGGCCGCTGTAGTCATGGCTCATCGGGAAAGTTTGGCGGCATGGCGCGGCATCACCAATAAGCTCCGCGACTTCCTAGAAGACGCAGAAATTACGGAAGACAATCACGCCTCAATGTCTCGCTCGATCACTGCCGGTGTCGATGCTCAGATAAAAGTGATAAACGCTGAGCGTAAGGCGTATAACCTCGACACCGAGGAAGGCAATAAGACGGTTGATGACCTGTCTAACCTGATGGATTCACTGTCTCAGGGGGCGTAATGAAACCTGAGCATCTCAAGCTGCTAGCTGATAAAGACTGGCGGCTTAACAATCTTTACTGGATCACCGACAAAGAAGGCAAGCCGACTCGCTTCAGGATGACGCCTGAGCAGCGGGAATACTTCGAGGGGATTCACACCCGCAACATCATCCTGAAAGCTCGCCAGCTCGGCTTCACCACAGAAGTGTGCATCATCCAGCTCGACGCTGCTCTGTTCGAGTCGGCAAAGTGCGCGCTGATCGCCCACACGCTGAACGACGCAAAGCGCCTGTTTCGCGAAAAGGTGAAATATGCCTACGATAAGCTGCCGGCCGAGATAAAGGCAGCCAACCCGGCGAGTAACGACTCAGCCGGTGAGCTGGTCTTTAAGAAGGGCGGATCACTCTACGTCAGTACCTCATTTCGTGGCGGCACGCTGCGTTACCTGCACGTCTCCGAGTTCGGAAAGATATGCGCCAAGTATCCGGATAAAGCCCGGGAAATCGTCACTGGTGCATTTGAGTCGGTATCGACAGGATGCTTCGCTACTATCGAGAGTACCGCAGAGGGCCGGGCGGGTTACTTCTTCGATTACTGCCAGACGGCAGAGAAAGCGCTACTGCAGGGCAAGCCGTTATCTGCTCTGGACTGGAAGTTTTTCTTCTTCTCCTGGTGGAAGAATCCGCAGTACGCAATTGACCCGGTAGAACCGCTGCCGGCGCGCCTGCTTGAGTACTTCGCTGAGATGGAGGCGAAGCACGGCATAGTCGTTAGTGAACGACAGAAGGCGTGGTATTACGCCAAAGAAAAGACGCTCGGCGACGACATGAAGCGCGAATACCCGACCATTCCGGCCGAGGCGTTCCAGCAGTCGGTCGAGGGCGCGTACTACGCCAAACAATTCCGTTGGCTCTACACCAACAAGCGGATCGGCCAAATTCCGGATAACTCACATCTACCGGTTCACACGTTCTGGGATATTGGTGTGGGCGACTCCACGGCGATCTGGTTCGTTCGCGAGGTCGGCGAAGAGTTTCATATCATCGACTACTACGAAAACTCTGGCGAGGGGCTTCGGCACTACATGAAGGTGCTGAAAGACCGCGGCTATGAGTACGGTGAGCACTGGGGTCCGCACGATATCGAGAACCGCGAGTTTGCTGCTGACGCGAAGTCTCGCAAGGAGCTAGCGCGCGAGGGCTACGAGATTGACGGCCGGATGTATTCGATGAACTTCCGCGTTGTGCCGAAGGCTGGGATCGACACCGGCATTGAGTCGGTGCGTGAAATCCTCAAGTCCTGCGTTTTCGATGAGGAGAAGTGCGCTGTTGGCATCTCCCACCTTGAAGGTTACCGCAAGGAGTGGGACGACAAGCGCGGCTGCTGGAAAGACAAACCCCTTCACGACTTTACATCGCACGGCGCCGACAGCTTCCGTTACTTTGCCGTGGCGAAGAACAACCGCAAGCAGGTCGGAACAGTATTCTTCTAAGGAGCATCGCCAGTGAGCGAACAAGATAACGGCCTTCAACTGGCTGTGAACAATCTCGCCACTGAAATGCGGCGAGCGAATTACCTTAACGCCATCGGTATAGGCGGGGGTAATACCAAGCGCCCGACGCTCTATCAGGAGTTCGGTTATCCGCGCACCATTACCTTCCATGACTTCTACAACATGTACCGGCGCAACGCCGCAGGCTTCGCAGTGGTGCATCGCCTTCTGGATGGATGCTGGCAGGACTATCCGGTAATCGTTGATGGTGATGAGTCCCAGGAGGCGAAGAAAACCAACCAGTGGGAAAAGAACGTCACCAGGTTCATGAAGAAATGGTGGCCGAAGGTGAAGGATGCCGATCGCCGCAATATGGTGGGGCGCTACTCCGCGCTGTTACTGCAGATCAAAGATAACCGGTCATGGAATGAGGAAGTCGACACCGCTCTGGTGAAGAAGCTCGGTGAAGCAGCTCTGGTTAAGCTGATCCCTGTATGGGAGCCGCAGCTGACAGTTGCTGAATGGGATAACGATCGCCAGTCCGAGACGTTCGGCCAGCCGAAGATGTTCAACTTCAACGAGCAGCCGGTGGGAGACGAGGCGTTCATAGGACCGATGCGCGGTGAGCCTGTGCATCCCAGCAGGGTGATCCTGTTCTGTGAAGGCTCAGAGGATGACAACGTTATGTCGGGCATCCCGCTGCTTGAGGCGGGATACAACAAAGGACTCGACCTTGAGAAGATTTCCGGTGGTGGCGCTGAGGGCTTCCTGAAAAATGCCAGCCGGCAGATCGCGGTCGAGTTCAGCAAAGAAACAGACATGGCTACGCTGTCCGATCTGGCGAAGAAGGCTGGTTATGCCGACCTCGGCGAAGCGATGGGCGATAAGGTCAACAAACTTAACCGCGGCACCGATGCGGCGGCGGTCATGCAGGCCGGGCAGATGCACGTTCTGAGCGTGACACCCGGCGACCCGGGGCCGACGTGGGAGGTCACCGCGAACGAGCTGGCGGCATCAGTGCAAATCCCGTTCACCATCCTGTTTGGACAGCAGACTGGGCGCCTGGCGAGCGATGAGGATAAAACAGACTGGGCCATTCGCCGCAATACCCGCCGCAACGGCTTCCTGACTGACCGAATCACAGCCTTGCTGGAGCGCTTCTGGACCCTAGGCATTATCGATCCGCCGACAAATGGAGAGGTCACCATTTCATGGACTGACCTGCTTGCACCTGGCGAGAAAGAGAAAATCGAGAACGCTTCGAAACTGGCTGATATCGTCCAGAAAACGTCGGGCTTCTATGGTGGCGAGCCGCCATTCACAGCCAACGAACTACGCGAGATTGTAGGGCTCGACCCTCTGCCTGAACCAAAGCAACCACCTAACCCAAATGACAAGGTGACAACCGATGATCCACTGGCCGATGACACCGGAGCAGACGGCAAAGGTGGGGCTGCCGATAGTTCCGCGCAGTAAGGTTGACCCGACTCGATCGGCTAAGCAGGTCAGCGCGATGTTCCGGGATATCGAGGACCGGTATCTCGGCATCAAGCGCGCTCTGAAATTGCTCTTCGATCAGCGCCTAACCGGGAGAGAGCGAGAGGTAAACAGCCATAACTGGCACTTCGTTTGCCATTACCATGGCGAGGATGTGAGGCTCTACCAGGTCAACGCCGGCAAGTTCATCTATGGCATGTCAGCGCAGGAGTTGGCCGACCTGCTTGAAGCGGTACAGGTTATTCTCGACGATTACCTGCTGGAAGGCGGCGAACAAAACCTGTGGGCGATGGATTATGTCGCCGCAGAGGCTCAACGCGGCATGCTTGAGGCTTTCAATAATCTCTCGCAACAGTCGCAGGTGTACGCCAGCCAGACAACGCTACAGCAGCTTTTAAGCAGTCCCGGTTATCTAAACCAGATATCTGCGGCCAGGCTGACAACGTTCAGCGACTGGAAGGTCATCAGCGATACCGCCCGCGGCGATCTGACTAACATCATCATCGATGCGGTAGCGCGTGGCGTGAATCCTCGCGAAACAGCCGGCGTCATCAGTAAGCGCCTCGACGTATCGATGTCGAAGGCTAAGACTATCGCTCAGACTGAGCAGGTTGGCGCGCTGCGCCAGGCGCAATGGAACGAAACGGACTGGGCAGCGGATCGGCTTGGCCTGAATACCGGCCTGCTGTGGCTATCTGCGCTCAAACCGACGACGCGCAGCTGGCACGCCAGCCGTCACGGCAAGGTCTACACCACCGAGCAGGTGCGAGACTTCTACGCGGAGAACGGCAACCGGTACAACTGCTATTGCAGCCAGATTCCGGTACTGCTCAACGACGACGGTAGCATCTTCAATGAGGGGCTGGCAGATAAGTTGGCGAAAGAGCGAAAGGTGTATAAAACTAATATCACTATCTATAGCTAGTCATTGTTGTGATATTGACTCAGAACTGGTGTTGTGTGATATTGGGTTTGAGCCAATAGAGTGGTTCATAACTTAATTCACAAAACATTAGGACATATTATGTCAAAACATCGTTTATCCGCTGCTCACACCGCTAAACTGATTGTTCTTAACGCCTATTATTACGGGCAAGAAAAGGACAAAAATATTTCGAGATATAAGATATCGAAAAACACTCTTCGCACAATGTCAGGTCGGAACTCAATTCGTACATCTTTCCTTTCTGAGCTTGACTATGAACTCGCAGAGTTGGGTTGGATGCTGGTTGAAAACCATGACGATGATTTATGCTTCATGGTAATGTCCACGACAGGAAATTGGGCAAAGCTTAGTTCTCGAAGATTGAGCACTCTGATAGATGAAGGTGCTGATAGTATTGATGAGGCTTATGAAACTCATATAGAGATCTAACACCAATAAATTTAGTAAAGGTCGCTCCGGCGGCCTTTTTTATTGCCAGAAATCCACCAATGAGGACCCAGCATGAAACGCAATCGCGTTAACGTGCTGACCGTCGTCAACTCCGCTTCAAACATCACCACTGAAACCATCGACGGCAAGCCACATATCGTGGTTCGCGGCATCACGCCTGTCGTGGACGATATCGTGATGAACCGGAAGTTGTACCCGGCAGCAGAAATCGAAAAGGCCTACAACACGCTTGAGCGTAACCCGATGCCGCTGGGCCACCCGAAGGTTGACGGCAAGCATGTGTCTGCTCGCGATGTCCGGGCGGTGAATGAATATCACGTAGGCGCATGGCTGCAGAACGTCAGCCACAAAGACGGGAAGGTGACGGGTGATATGTACGTTAACCGCCAATACGCCGAGTCAAGCGAGAAGGGCAAGCGCCTGATTAACCGACTTGATGAGATGATCTCCGGTACCAACTCAGAACCCATCCACATCTCCACAGGGCTCCTGTACTCCGGCATTGCTGCTAACGGCGAGTCGAAGGGCAAAAAGTACAACGAGATCGCCACCAACATGATGTTTGACCATGTTGCGGTGCTACTCGATGAGCCTGGCGCTGGAACACCTGAAGAAGGCGTGGGCATCTTCGTCAACTCAGAAGGTCATGAGCAGCAGATCGAAGTTGCTCGCCTTGCTGATGGTATCGACTGCACACGCGAAGGCCTGCTCAACAAGACCAAATTCTTCTTCACCAATGCCTCCAACTTCTCTTTTGACGACATTTCACGTGCTATCAGCGACAAGCTTCGCGAGGGTGACACAGAAGATAAGTGGCTATGGCCAGAAACGGTGTGGCCAGACAGCTTCATCTACCGCGATGACGCCAGATACCTAAAGCAGAAGTACCTCATCGATGATGACGGCAAAGCCGTGTTCGTCGGCGAACCTGTAGAAGTCGTGCGCAAACCCATTGAGTACGAGATTAAAACCAACGGAGAGAAAGATCCGATGAAAGAACTGATTATCAATGCGCTCCAAGCCGCGGGTAAGCCGACTGAAGGCAAGTCCGATGCCGAACTGATGGACGCTTACAACCAGATGAAGGCTGAAGAGGTCACCGCCAAGAAAAAAGGCGATGAAGAAATCGACCCGGCTCCCGGCGCGCCCAAAAAGACGGAGCAGGCTGCCAACAATGAAGAGATGCCCGCCTGGGCAAAAGCTCTGACCGATCAGGTTTTGGCGCTTAACAGCAAGATCAACGCGAACTCGGAAAGCGAGAAGAGCAACATGCGCGCTGCGGTAAAAGCCAAATTTGGCATGACCGATATTGCTGTCAACGCTCTGGACGGCGAGCCTCTGAAAGAGCTGTTTGCTCAATGCCAGACTTCAACCGGCCTGAATGGCGCTTTCCGCCAGGCTACCAACACCCAATCAGTCAGCGAAATGCCGGAGTAAAAAATGGCTAAAGACGGAAAACACGTAATTCACGCCGGTGGCGTATTCCCTAATCCGCTGCTCAACCGTGAAGGCCGCGCCACTGCGGTCAAGCCCGGCACCCTGGGCTTCTTCGATGCTGGCGTCTTCAAGGTGTCGGTAGATGGTAGCGAGACAGCAATTATCTATGTCGCTGACTTCGATTATCTGCGCTGCAAAACGGTAGATGACACGTTTGCTGTCGACGATCTTCTGGTTGGCATCCATCCGCTGCCTGGCATGTTCCTGAACGTGCGCGCAGCGGCCGGCACCTACAAAAAAGGCGACGCTCTCTCAATCGTTAATGGCCAGGTTAAGAAGTGGGCCACCGGTGAAAACGATCGCTGCTGTTGCGACGAAGAGCGCTCAATTACCGCCGCTGCTGGCGATCTCATTCGCGTAGTGATCAAGTAAGGAGTCACTGAATGCTTGTTTATTCTAAATCGCTGGGCGAAAAGACCGGCAACCTGGCCGTGAACCAATACCAGTTCGGTATGCTGACCATGGAGCGTAATGCCGCGCTGAACCATCAGGGCGTCAACGTTATGCAGGAGATCGCCGACCGCCTTAATGCTGTTAACCATCTCAACGGCATCAACGCTGTTCGCTCACCTGCTGACCTGTACAAGGCCTTTGACCAGACCGTGCTGCGTCAATTCCAGCCGAACACTGAGTTCACGCTGTTTAACGACCTGATGCCGCTGTCACGTTCGGTGCGCATCAATCAGACGGTGTATGAATACGCCAAGTCTGGCGGCCGCATGTGGGCTCACACCTCCATGTCAGGCCAGATCGGCGCTGCGCTGGATGCTGTGCAGTACCAGTACGACGGTACTATGGTTCCGGTGCACGATACCGGCTTCAAGTTCCACTGGCGTGAGCCTCGCCTGAACAACCCGGATGCGTTCGACATCATCTCTGACGCTCAGTTTGAGTCAACCAACGAAGTGCGCCGCCAGTATGTAGATTACATCTACAACGGCTATCGCGACGCGGAAGGTAACTACATCAAGTTCGACGATAAGACCTGGAAGGGTCTGAAGAACGACGAGCGTGTGGCGATGGTTGACCTGGGCGCATCTGGACTGAATATCGACTTTACCAGCGCATCCGCCACTGCTGAGCAGATCCGTAACGCAGCAATTAAGCTGCGCGACACGCTCAAACTGACCAACAATCAGTACGCCGAGCAGACCTGGTATGTGTCGAGCGCCATCATTTCCAACCTGGAGCGCTACTTCAGCGACAACTATCAGTCCGACACCATTCTGCAAGAGCTTCTGAAGTTGTCCGGCATTGCCGCGATTAAAGAAGACGCTCAGCTGACCGGTAACCAGATCCTGATTGTCCCGCTTACCGCTGGCGTGATTGCTCCGATTGTAGGCCAGGCTTTCGGCACCGTTGCCGATCCGCGTCCGTTCTACAACAGCGATTACATCTGGCGTACCTGGGGCGCTGCTGGCCTGATGGTTAAGACCGACATCAACAGCAAAAAATCAGTCATCTACGCACACAGCTAAGGGGCGGTAAATGGCACTGGTAAAAGTTATTAGCGATAACCTTTTCTCCGGTGCCAATCTCCAGAAACTGGAGGTTGGTGCTCAGGTTTCGGTAAGCGGCGATGTCGCTAAGCGTTGGGTAGCCGCTGGTCTGGTTGAAATCATTAGTGATGACGACCAGGCGCTGGAAGTGGCTACGCCTGGCAATGATGCTGCAGAGCAGGCGGAGCAGGCGGAGCAGGCGGAGCAGGCAGAGCAGGCAGAGCAGCAGGAAGAATCTGCCAGCAAATCGAAGAAGGCGAAATAACCATGGCTGACCCAATCACAGCGGCAGACGTGCAGGCGTTCCTCGGTGAATTGGGTTACTCCATCCCGGCCGCTCTGCTCGATCCGATTCTCTGCGTGGTGAACAAGATTATCCCGTGCCTCGATGGTGCTGGATACGACGAATGCACGGCAAAGCTCATTCTGATGTATGCCGCTGCGCTCATGGCGACGTCATCCGGTGCCCGGCGAATAAAATCGCAGGGGGCGCCATCAGGAGCGTCGCGCTCGTTCGATTACGGAGACGACGGCATCACCTGGCTGCGTGACTCTCTGGCGAAACTGGATACCAGCGGCTGCACCGGTGAGTTGCCAATCAGCGCCGGCAACAGTGTGGGCCTGTTTATGGTGGTCGGGGGCTGCTAATGGCCTGGGTTTCAGTTCAGCAACGGCTTCCGCGGACGTTTACCCGGGTGTGGGTTATCACCGATACCGGTGAGCAAACGACAGCGTACGTGAAAAGCGACGGCGAGTGGTTCATTAACTGCGACCGCATACGCGCCACAGGCGCTGTTGTGCTGCGATGGAGGGATAACTGATGTCTTCGGTAGCAAACTGGAGCTATACCGCGACGGCGACAATCTGGCGGCGTATACGCGATGCTGACGGTAGTGATACTGACGGCGGAGGTCAGCCGTACGGGTGGGAAGCACCGATCGCTATCCTCTGCGACTACCAGGGTGGTCTCTCCGCAAAAATCGGTGACCTTGGCCGGGAGATCGTGGTTAAAAACACGATATGGACCGAATACGCAACGGCACGGGAGGGAGATTACATCCTGATTGGTACCTCTTCAGCTGCTGCTCCGCCGGACGAGGCCGACGAGATACGGCAGATCGTTCAGTTCGCAGATACGTTCGAGCGACTGGCAGACGATTTCGCACTTATAACGGGAGTCTGATTATGGGCGTTAAAGTTCGGGGAGTCTCCAAGGTCAGCAATAATATCAACCGGCTGATTGATAATATCGAAAAGCGAAAAACCATGCGGGCGCTCTACTCTGCTCTGTTTGAGATTGGGCTGGAGTCCGCGGTGCTGGTTCCTATCGATACCAGCACTCTGGTTAACTCTCAGTTCAGAGAGGTTGTTATCAAGGGCACCAGACTAACCGGGAGAATTGGTTATTCTGCAAATTATGCGGCGTACGTGCATGAGGCCAAAGGTATTCATCTTGGAAAAAACACCCCGCGCCCTGTAAGAAAAGGCGAAGCGCCCGGCTCCCGTGGAAATATATGGGATACATCAGGCGAGCCAAAATTCCTTGAGAAAGGTGCTGAAAACGCCAGAGACAGAGTTGACGCAGTTATACGCAGGGAGATGGAGCTATGACGCCTCCTATGCACAGGCGGGTTCAAAATGTCTTTGTTGAGTCAGGATTGACTGCCGGATACATCGTTCAGTCCCTGTTCTGGAATGATACCGGCAAGGCATCTGACCGCTTTATTGTGTTCCGACCAAATGGTGGCACGTCAGTAGATCGTGATATGGCCGCTGATTACTACGTCATGGTGGACGTGATAAGCAAGGGAAAGGCATCTGCTGACTATGCGCAGTCAGAGAACGACGCTCAGGCCATCATCGATTACGTGCAGCAAAACCCGATGACGCACACCTGCCTTGGGCAGATATCCAACATGGGCGGAATTCCTTCGCCTGTTATCACAGCTGAGGGGCGTATGGTGTGGCGCCTGCAGTTCGCCTGCCTCTTTGGCGGATAACACCGAATAAAACCACATAAGGTCGCCTGGAGCGGCCTTTTTTATTATCTGAAGCGAGGTAAGCAACAATGCAAGGCTGCTCCGACAACGGACAACTAATTGGTCGCGCTAAGACGCTGGAACTGGCTTACGGCTGTGCCGACCAGTTTCCGGCGGAAGGCGACTGGAAACTGATGGGGTTGCCAACATCGGCAACGTGGGACCTTAGCCCGGAGGCTCTGACCTCTGATGCAGATAACGGCGGATTCAGTTCAAACCTTATTGCCAGTCTGGATCCGACCTACTCCATTGAAGGGGAGGTTCGCGTTAAAGACCGCACTGATGAGTTTGGCATTCAGCAGTTCGTGAAATACATCGTCGATGAGGTTCGTGCCCGCCGCCAGCCAGGTGTATGGATGCGTTTCCACTGGGGCGATTATTACCACATCGGCTATATGGTCCCATCAGGAGCCAGTGACGGCGGTGGTGTGAAAGAAATCGTGACCTACAGCTTTGAGTTCAAACTGGCTGACGGTCAGACTTTCCAGATCACCGAAGCTGATGGTGACATTCTGGTTACCGGTGTAAGTGTTGCGCCGACGACCAGCTCTATTGCTGCTGGCTCCAGTACTACATTCGCAGTGAATATTGCACCGGAAGATGCTGATAACAAACTGTTCACAGCTAGCTCATCCGTGCCGGCACGTGCAACCGTCGCCATCACTGGTAATACGGTAACCGTGTCAGCGCCGTCAGGTGCAACGGCGGGAACAGCCACAGTTACTGTGAAGACGGTTGATGGTGAATTCGTGGCTACCCACGTGGTTACTGTCACGGTGTAAGCAAAACAAAGGGCAGGATTTCTGCCCTTGATTTTGTTTACAGGAGGCATAAATGGTTCCGCTAAAAGAGCTGGGAGAATGCCTGGTAACCGTCGGGGACCGGGATTATTTTTTCCGGCCATCATTCATGGCTATGTCGCGCATCGGCGAGCCAGCAGAAATAGTTCAGACGTTCTATGACCTCTTCAACGATGAAATAACACCTCTCATTCAGAGGGTTGTCGAAGCATACGGCAGAGTGCCTGAATGGCTGGCTAAACACCTTTCTGCTTTACATCTTGATAAGAAATCTCTACTGGCCGCCCACACGGTCCTCACCGCTTGCTGCAATGATGACATAGGTGATCTGGTTGGCTGGATGAAGCCCGGCAAAACCAAAAGAAGGGCGTTTGTGTGGCATAAGGGCGTCATGAATCCGCAGGATATGGTCATCCTTGCACAAAGTCTGATAATGCACGGCATTATCGGAAAGGCCAAAGTACGCAAACTTCAGCGCCATGAGACAAATGAAAAAACCAGTGAGTTCCGGGCTGCCGATTACGTCATCGCTGCACGCAACCACTTCGGGATCAGCAAGGAAGAGGCCGGGCAACTCACTATGACCGAGTTTCAGTTAATGCTCATCGCCAAATACCCTGAGCAGAAAGGGTACACCCGCGAAGAGTACGATCACGCAGCAGATGACTACTTTGCGCGCCGTAAGCGCAGACAGGCGATGATGGAGCAGGAGCGATGAAGTGCTCAAGGGCGTTTTTATTGTCAGAATGATACTGTGCGTGATCGATGGCACATACCGCACAAATTGTGAGATCGATTTAACCCCCTCTAAAACGAAGCCAGAAGCGCTACAAGAGGCGATGATTTGAGGTGTGTCCTGGTACACGTCTATTTTGTGTGTTTTTGAGTGATTTTTAAGGCCATTTTGAGAGTTATAGATTCAACCAAAGGTTGAAGGATTGCTTTTAAGATAATAGACTTCATGGACAACGGGATAGCTAGTCCCTTCAATCAAGATTCTTTTCAGCGGGCTGGTATAGAAAATGACTCAAGAAAAAGTTGGTAAAAAGGAACCTCAACTGGTTTTAGAGTCTCCTGATTTTCATGAGTTTTATGCTGAGTTGTCAGGAATAACTGGCTACAATACACCGGCAGGTTCTTTCATACATATCGCATTTATGTCTCCTTCAGTTACTAACTACAGGGGGGCGATGGGTGAGCCTAGCTCTTCAGAGGTTGTCATGAAGAAGGTCGGTGCTGTTACCCTGCCATCTGCGATGGCTGAAGCTCTTCATTTGGCTCTTGGACAAGCATTAAAGCAGCATAAGAGCGTTACTAAGGGGGAATGATGATTACTACAATCGATAATTATGTACATTCTCACTACCAAGCTGAGCCAAACGTAGGTAGTACGATTTTTAGTGATTTAGGTAAAGTTTTCGTTGGCGTAACTTCCAGCATGAGATTGGGAGTGACCCAACCTGTTCTTCAGGAGAGAGAGTGTAGCGTTGTTTGTGTTACATCTCGCTCTACCTCTAATACATATTCAAACAACATAGAGGTTGGTATCGTACAGATATCTTCTGCCGAAGAATTTTGGTCTGGTCTTTATCAAGTCATCCAAGGGCGCGGCAAACGAAAAGCAAGAGACTTCACAATTGATCCTCGCATGAGTCTTGCGGATCTGAAGGCGGCTATCAGAAATCGGTAGGCTAATTCACATGGCTATAAAAGGGACGTTGTCTGAAAGTTTTTTAGATGGTCAAAATGATTGCGCATTCGCCATTGATTGGGAATTTTTAACTGAAGAAGAACAAGATCTTATCTTGAATTTTTTGCTTGAAATATCCCATAAAGAATACGTTATCGGTAAAAATAAAGAATCATGGCTTACAGATGATCGTGACAAAATCCCGCTTACCGATGGCTACGAAGAAGAGTCATATTGGCATTATCATTGCGGTCCATCTTGGCAGCACAATACTTTTAAAAACAGGACTAGGTGTCTTGTCTTTAATCCAGGAGGCAAATCCTCATCGGAATGCATACATTACTACCCAGTGGCTGAGGATGAGATAATTGTGGTAGGATTTTCTAGAAACCATATACCTTTTATACCTTCTGATGTATTAGATAATCCATTTTTTAACTAACCCGCCAGCTGGCGGGTTATTCTTTCTGGTCCCTGCTCACTTCCCAAGTAGCGCTGAAAATCCTGCGGTTGTCACGGCTTGCACTACGGTTTTAATGGCTTCCGTCGACATTTCGCCGAGAGTCGACTTGGCTTTTTCCTTCTGCTCGTCGTTCATGTTTGAAATGGCGATCAGGTCTTCGAGTACGACCACTGTGTCACGATGAAGCTTTATAGTCTGGACGTTCAGGATCGCTGATAGACCACCATCATTGAGCATGAAGTCGATGCCTTTTGCTGTTGCGGTGATCCGGGTGAGGATGGAGTGGTCATTAAGAATAATGGAGCTGTGATTTTTAATTAGTCCGTGTTCGCACAGGTAATTTATGTTAGCTAATAGCTTCTGAATGTTGCTTTCTGCACATTCTGCTACTTCCGTAAGGTTAAATTGTTCGAGAAGAGGTGCGGCTGGATAGCTATCTACGCAAGCCTGTAGTATTTCTCGCTGAAGTTTACGGTCAAACTTATCCATGATGATTCCTTGGTTGATGCCTGCTTCAAGATTACCTTGCTATCGTACCGCTGAACATCCTGATAAGCGAACAGGCTTTTGTCGTTCCCTCCTATCCCTGCTAATCTGTCCAAAACTAACCAGTGGGGATAGGGATATGAGGAAGATTGTATTGTTGTTTCTATTAAGCGGATTCTTTAGCTACGCATATGCAGATGAGTGCGTTGGATCAGATGGTTACAGTGTTTGCACGAGTACTAGCGAGGCGGCTAACGGGGACACAACCATCTCATCTTACGATACTGAAGGTAATAATTACTCTGTAACATCTGGAACAAGGAATCATTCTGATGGTTCGACGGAGGTGTTTTCTAGTGACTCTGATGGGAATCAGTATTCAGTGAAAAGTTGGTGTGATTCCTCAGGCTGCCATAGTTCCGACAGTGATGGAAATACGTGCACAATAACAAATTCAGGCGAAACTATTGGTTGCTGAGGTTGCTATGTGGAAAAAAACAATATCTGTGATCGTTGTTATCCTTATCGCTTTTTCAATTTTTGTATACACAAGCATTTCGTTTTTTGCTGTGCAGCCAATTGGCGCGATCCCTGAAGGTGCAACGTTTATAATGTGGAAGAAGGGGAAAATGAGTACATTCGAAAGCCCTGATGGATTATGCATCAAAGTAACCGGCGGGGTAAGCCTTATGTGTCGTAGTATGATGCTTAGAACAGCTATGGATGATAGGGCTGTGCTCTTTAAAATGCCATACATTAAGTCTATATACTTAAAGTCGACTGGTGGTAAAGAGTTTGACAGATAGTCAGATACACCCCGAAACGACAGAGAAGAAGCCCACCGAACGGTGGGTTTTCTATTTCAAGTTGATGAACAAAACAAACAAGACCAAAACGACGACTATGGCACCTATGACAGAGCCAATATTTGCAAGGTCCATTTCTTTTTGAGCGACAGTAGCATTCAACCTTTCAGTTTCAGCATTAATCTTTGCGATTTCTTCGTTTTTGGCGTTCGTAATTGCTTCAAGTTCTTGCGAAAGCACGTTGTAAATGGCGATTTTCGCTTCTTCGGGTATCCCATGAAGGCTTTCTATCGCTGCGCGTGTGCCTCTTGAGGGTGAATTCCTTGGCAAGCAGGAAACGCTACCAGCACCTAAGTTTGATGTAAACATTCCGCTTCAATGGTGGATCGATAACAACCCGCTGGTTCGCAGTGGCAACCTGTCATTTGGGAAGTCTCTAACCGCCCCGTCTTTTGACGTGACGATGGAGATGCTTTGTGGTGACAACTCGACATCTGCGGCCATTCGCCTGATTAACGTTCTGGAAGAGGCAGGCTTTGATGTATCAGCGCCGAAGGCTGAAATTGTGGCGATGCGCAAACATCTGGGTAATGTCGAGTACGGCATGAAGGCTATAGCTGACGCTTGCCGTCGGGCTGGGAACAAAACAATCTCGTTTCGAGGCGCAAAGGCTGAGTTTGTGATCGGCTAAGAGATCCGCCTTGATAACCAAACCCGCTTAACTGCGGGTTTTGTCGTTCCCATTCATACCTGATAGGATTGTTCTGAACATTCAAAACGGACACATCCTAAAATGAAAAAGACGATCTTGGCTTTGTGTGTAGCTGCTATCCCTCTGGTATCAACCGGCGCTGAATATGTAACGGAAGGCTCTTGGCAGGTTAAGAAAGAAGAAAACAAGATGACCGATATGACTGATGTTGTAGCCATTAATAGGTCACCAGATGTCTATATGAGACAAGGAATTGAAAGAACTACTTCCATTATCTTGCGATGCCGTGAGGGAAAAACGGAAGCATATCTTTCCGTAGATGAGTATATGGGAATTGATGACCCGTTAATAACCATCAGGTTTGATGGAGGAAAGCCGCAGAAACGGAGATGGAGTGCTGCAGAGGGGGGCGAGGCGGCGTTCAGCCCCAAGGCCATACCCTTCATAAAGGATATTTCCTCTCATAAAAAAATGATCCTTGGGTTCGAGCCATATGGTTCAACGATGCAAGTAGTTGAGTTTGACCTCACTGGAGCAGATTCAATAGCAAAAGAAATTTCCTCTTCATGTAAGTGGAAAATGTGATTTCTGCCGTGCTATCCATGATCAGCAAGTGAAATAACTAATCACATATATAACCTCGCTCCGGCGGGGTTTTTTATTGCCCGGAGAAAAGTAAATGGCTGGAACGTTTGATGCTGGCAGCGTTATCTACGAAGTCGACATGGATACTTCGCGTTTACTGGCAGCGCGAAGAGAAGTTGATGCGGCACTGAACGGTCTTAATGGGAGCATGGGCCGCCTTGAAGCCAGCGTTAACCGCACTGAGCGCTCTATTGGATCGATGGAACGAACAATGTCCAGCCTTTCTGGCGTAGCTAAAGGCTTGCTGGCCGCGCTTTCTGTGCAACAGGTTGCGAGTTATGCCGATGCCTGGACTGAACTGAATAACAAAGTCGCTAACTCGGTTCGTACTGGAGAGACGCAGGCCGAAGTTATGCAGCGGATCTTTGATGTTTCACAAGCAACCCAGTCATCCCTGAACGGCACGGCGACTCTTTACGCCCGGCTTGAGCGCGGAACCAGAACATACAACACCAGCGCAGAAGATTTAACCCGCCTTACCACCATTATCAACCAGGGATTTGCGGTATCCGGCGCAACTGCTCAGGAAGCTGAGAACGCAATCATTCAGCTATCACAGGGTATAGCTTCCGGCGTTCTGCGCGGCGAAGAGTTTAACTCAGTGTCAGAGCAAGGCAGCCGCCTCATGGTCGCTCTGGCTGATTCGATGGGTGTTTCTATTGGTCAGTTAAGGGCTATGGCCGCTCAAGGGCAACTGACAACAGACGTTGTAGTTAAGGGGCTTCTGTCACAAGGGGATGCAATCGGCAAAGAATTTGCCAACACCACCGTCTCAATCGCCAAGGGATTGCAGGTGGCCGGTAACAACGTAACGAAGTTCTTTGGCGAAAACTCGACGGTTAAATCATTCGCAGCAGGGTTCCGAGACTCTGTTATTACAATAAGCGAAAACCTTGAGACACTGGGGACAGCTTTAATTGGCGCTGCTGCAATAATGGGCGGTAGGTTTGCTGGCGCGTTAGCAATGGCAACAGCCGCTCAAGCCTCAAGAGTGAAGGCAACAATTCAGGGAATAGTTGCGACAAGGCAATCGGCGCAGCAGGAAGCTGCAGCGGCATCAGTAACAGCCAGAAAAGCAGTAGCAGATAAAGATGCTGCCCTTTCCGCTCTAAATCTGGCAACTGCGGAGTATAATGTAGCAAAAGGATCTGCCGCTGAAGCCTTTGCACTTGAGAACGTTATACGGCTAAGGGGGATTTATGTCGCAACATCCGCTGAAGCTGCATTGGCTAATAATGCACTAGCGGCATCACAAGCCAAAGTGGCCGCTACGGGTATAACTTTTGCAAACACAATGAAGGTAGTGAATTCGGTTACTGCTCCTTTGGGTGGGCCCATTGGCGTAATAGCCATTGTTGCCGCTGGCTGGTATCTGTATTCACAGCGACAGGCTGAGGCCAGAAAAGAGGCAATAGCTTTTGCTGACACCGTACCTGACGTTATTAAGCGCCTCAAGGACATGAATCTTGCTCAAGCTCAGGGCGTTAGGGCTGATACGGTCACCTCAATTGAGGCGCAAAAGGAAGCTATTAGCGATCTGAAAGATACCATTTCAGGTCTGCAATCCGATTACGAGAAATATACAACGCTTGCAAGGCAATATGGAGTTACCGAAGATCAAAATAATGGTTTCGTGATTAAGGCAAGGGATGCCGCAAACGAGTTGGCCAAAAAGCGCAGGGATCTGGATGGAGCGACAGCCACTCTTAAGCAAACTGAAGACGCATTACACCTAATTAACATTCAAGTTAATCAGGGCATTGTTGATCAGATGAGGGCTGCCAGAGATAACGCTATCGCTATCGCTGAAGCAGAAAAGCAAGCGTCATTCCTCGGTGGAACCCAGGCATTCCTGGCTGAAAAACTCGGCCAATCAACGCAGGCCCTGAAAGCCTTCAACTCAGAAAGTCTGAAAATAAACTGGGGCGGGAAAGAAGGCGAGAAGCTAATTAAGCAGGCTGAGCGCCGACTTGCCTTGTCAAAGCTGGAGGGGGAAGCAAAAGCCAGGCAGCAGGCGGCCTATGATGCTGAGGATGCAGGCGTTACAGATGAGCTAGCAATCAAAAGGCTTCAGGATAATTATGCTGCAACAGAGAGAAACACTCAGGCAAGAAAGGATCAGAAGAAGGAAGATAAGGCGGCGGAATCTGAGGCTAAGAAACTTGCTAACCAGCAGGAATCGGTAAACCAAAAACTTGAAAGTCTTCGCCAGGAATCAGAGCTTGCAGCAGACTCAACTGAAGGTTTAACGCGAGAGCAACAACTACTCAGGGCTGAGCAATCACTTGGTGCGCATGCAACTGATGAGCAAAAGAAAAAAGCTCGGGATTATAAAGCGGCAGCTTTAGATGCCGCTGCTGCGGCTAAGGGGGTATCTGAAGCGCTCAGGACTATGCCAGAGCAGGCGGAGAATAAATCCTACGCTGAATCCATGCAGAACCTGAAAGCGGCGCTGAACGCCGGGAAGATTGATCTGCAGGAATACAACGCAGCCACTGAGCAGATGGAGCAGCAGCATCAGGCCAACCTTGCCAAAATACGCTCGCAGCAGGTGGTTAACCCAACCCAGCAGGCACTTGCCGAAGTTGACCCGGTGCAGCAGTTGGCCAACCAGCACGCGCAGGAGCTGGCGCTGATTCAGCAGTTCGAGCAGCAAGGGGTTCTCGCTCATGAGAATGCATTGGCGCTGAAAAATGCCGCTGACCGGCAATATGAGCAGCAGCGGATCGCAGCTCAATGGGAAATCCTCAGCCAGCAAAGCCTCGGCTATAACATGCTGACGAGTGCGGTGGATGCCTTTAGCGGGAATGCCTCCAATGCAATAACCGGCCTGCTAACCGGCACAATGTCAGCCCAGGAGGCGATGCGGTCACTTGGGAATACCATCCTGAACAGCGTGATCAACAGCATTGTCCAGGTTGGCGTCGAAGCGCTGAAAAATTACATTCTCGGTCAGACGCTCGGCGCCGCATCGGTGGCGACATCAGTCGGACTGGCGGCAACTACCGCTTCCGCCTGGGCTCCTGCGGCCGCGATGGCATCGCTCGCCTCGTTCGGTGCTAACGCTGGTCCGGCTGCAACTGGTATCAGTTCGACAGTGGGACTGGCTAACGGGCTTGCGCTTGCCGGCGCCCGCTACAACGGCGGCCCGGTATCAGCCGGCGGCCTGTATCAGGTCGGCGAGAAAGGCAAGCCAGAGATTTACCAGGCCAGTACCGGCAAACAGTACATGATCCCCGGCGATAACGGGAAGGTCATCAGCAATAAGGATATGAATGGCGGACAGGTCCAAGTAAACATCCAGTTTTATGACCAGACCAGTGGCGGACAGCATTCATTCCAGGCGCAGGCCAGCCAGGAAGGTGGTGTTGTGACAGTGGAAGCTTTTCTTACCGATGTTGATCGCAATGGGCCAATGTCCTCAGCAATTCAGAGCGCTTTTGGTCTCGGAAGAAAAGCGCAAGGTGCTTACTAAGCCAAACCCGCTCCGGCGGGTTTTTTAATGGGTGAACATTATGAAAGTAGCAATCGAAGTTAATGGTGAGGTTATCTGGTACCGCGACAGCGATAAACAGGAGGGGATGGCGTCGTTGGGCTACTTGAAGGACGGCACACAGCAGAAGATCATTGCCGCCCTTGAGGAGGCCCTGTTTCAGGCAAAAGGTCAGCTAAATTTACCGGATGATATTGATTGAGTACTGAATATTATTTTCCTTACTGAGGAAGGGATTTCATCACATTCTCTGTTTCGCGAGCCTCGAATCTCGATGTCCAGCCACAGGAGCCACAATGGTACGGAAAATCATCAAAACCACTTCCGACTTGTTTATGACAGTTGGGACAATAAACCGCGTTGACGTAGCCACCCGAGGGATTTTTTCTAAAGGCCGCGCCCATGTGCTCGACAAACTGATCCTTTGCCCTGTAAGCCGATATTTCCTTCTCAAGTTCTACGTTTTTGGCTTTCGCCTCGGCAAGTTCTTGTACGGTGGCAGCATGGGCTTTCTGAAGTACGTCAATTTGCTCGCCGATGAAAGCGATGCGCTCGCGCAAGACCTCATTGCTCTGAACCGCAGAGAGAGCGCCAATTCCGCTCTTAAGAGAAGTAATGAGTAAACCGATATCCATAATTATCCGCCGATTTGTGTAGGGGTATTCAGCCTAACCTGGTAACGAATCGGCGAACATCCTGATAAAAGATCAGTGCCGCAGTCGCGGCATTTTTTATGCCCGGAGGAAACGTGGCAACTGTTCAATACCCTCCGTTCCTGCCGCTTCCCCAGCGCGCCGATCAGAACATGACGCAGGATACAGCCTGGCAGACGACGCAGACGGCAGTCGGTCCATTGATAATCACGCCGATCACCACGGACCTTAAGGCGACATGGACGCTGCAGTGGATATTCACGCTGGCCCAGGCTGAGCGCTTTAAGTCATGGCTGCGATCGCCGACCTACTGCGACCGCGGACGCAACTGGTTCCAGATGCCGATCGACCTGGGTGATACACAGGGCGTTCAGCAGCAGACGCTGCATTTCGTCGACATGCCGGTGCAGACCAGCAAAAACGGCAACATTGTCACCTGGACCGCAACGGTTATAAGCAACGGTATCGAGGACATTACCGAGGACTATGACGACTGGATCGTAGAGGCCCAGCCTGGCTACGGATACTGGCTGGATTACCTGATAACCGAAGTGATGCCGAGGGCTGACTAATGCCGACTTTGAGAGAGTGGAAAGAGCGGCGGCCGGCCAGCGATATCAAACAGACGGTGGAGTTTTATCATCCTGCGTTTGGTTATTACCGGGTGGTCAATAACCTTTTTCGACCGGCGACGTTTGGCGGAAATGCCTTCGAGCCTGCGCGGTTCAGCGTGACCGAGCCGGCGCAGGACGGAACGGCGGTCATATCAATGACCATAACGTTTGTCGCCGCCACGGAACATGTACGGCAGACACTGAAAAGCTGGCGCGGGGCGGCGCGCATGACGCCGATAAAGTGCCTGTATCAGCAGTGGAACGCGATCGGCGATGCATCATCTCTGAAAGACTGGACGCTTTACGTGAACGACATTTCAGCCGATGCCAGCAACGTCACCGTGACCGCCGGCAAGACTAATCCGCTGACGCTGGCCAACTCCATCATTTACACCACGAAAGACTATCCCGGACTGATCACCGTATGACACAGAGCGACTTTATCGGGCTTGTTAACGGCAAGCCCTGGGCTAACCGCGCCTGCAGTTTTGAGCAGCTGGATTGCTGGGGACTCGTCGTTTTGTATTACCGGCATGTGCTCGGCCTGGAGCTGCATCACATCGCCGGCTACGAATCGGGCGCGGATTTCATCACCTGCTACGAACAGGAGCACGCGCACTGGCAGCGTGTGCCGGTGGCGGCCGCCGGATGCATCGCCGTTTTTTACCGCGGCGAAGTGCCGGCGCATATCGGTGTGATGATCAGCCCGGTTAAGTGCCTGCATGCCCGCGGGGAATTTGGTTTCGTGCGCTGCGATAGCCCGCTGGCATTACTGAAGGTTTACAGCAAAGTGGAGTACATGGTGCATGGTGCGATATGAGTTACAGAGGCTGCCTGGCGCGCCGCTGCAGCGGGGAACGGTAGATGCCGGTACCACACTGGTGAGCCTGCTGGATTCTCTGCAGCTGCACCGCGATGTTATCGTGAAACTGAATGGCCGAGCGCTGCCGGACGATTACGATATCAGTCGGCCACTGCGATCCGGTGATACTGTGGCTGTGTTCGACCAGCCAGAGGGCGGGGTGGGAAAGCTCATCACCACGATATTGCGTCCGGTCACGAAAATCCTCTCCGGCGCGCTGAAGGTGTTCGGACTGTCAAATAAGCCTAGTGCGTCGGTATCGGTGGCGACAGGCGAATCCCCCAACAACGACTTAACCGGCCAGACGAACCGCGCGCGACTCTACAAGGGGCGCCCGAACATTTACGGCCAGTGCCGCGTCTTCCCTGACCTGATTCAGGAGGCGCTGTTCGAGTTCGTCGACAACAACAAACAGCTTACGGAATGGTTCGAGGTCGGTTACGGCCGGTACACCATCTCCTCGATCCGCTACTCGGAATCGAACCTCGGCAGCCTGGCGGGAGCCAGTTCTGCGATTTATAACCCGGGTGACGTGATCGGAACAATTGAGGTTGGGTATCAGTTCGATGACGTCGATAACGAGACAGTCCCCGGCCTGAACGAAAGTCAGGACTTCCCGGCTCAGACAGCGACCACGACGGCGCCGACATCGGTGGCGATCGAGAGTAATCAGCTCAAAGCCATTGTGCTGTCGAACGATGACAACTTTGCATACTTCGCCGCACTGGCGGTGCCACACCCCGTATCATTCGTCATCAACGCCACCTGGAACGATGGCGGCACAAGCGTCACGCGGAATGTCACCGGCGCCGGGAATATCATCTCCTCAGAGAGCTTTATTGGCGACGACACGCTTTCTTACACGACGTTCTATATTGGCGAACTCTCGGGAGAAATTACGTCTCTGCCGGGCAATGCGGTTATCAACGCGACGCTGTTCACGCTGAATGACCAGACCCCTCTGGTTATCGGACCGTCAGTGTCGCCGATTGTCTCGACGCAGGTCTGGGTGCATGTGCTGGTTCAGCTCGGCGCGACGGCCGGCACAACGCAATACAGGATCAAGTTCTGGCAGGTCGATGACGACAACAATCAGGTGCCCGGTACGTCAGAGCAGCACGATTATTTCTTCGATAACGACTTCCAGGTGACGACCCGGTATTTCCGCACAACGCACAAGTTTGTCCCGGCTGCCGGGGCGGGGCGCTATGCGGTGACCATCGAACGCCTCGACAACAGCAATGACGCTAACGTCGTGACGCTGATGGCAATCCACGCGGTGAACGTGCGCGAAAACGTTGTTTATCCGGAAGACACGATTGCCCGCATCACGATTAAGGGGTCGAATGACAGCAACTCAAACCGCGAGCAGAAGTACAACATGCTGGCGCAGCGGCATACCATCAGCTACGACCGGACAACCGGAGCGGTTGATTACACGCTGCGGCCAAGTCGGTCGTTTGCCGACGCTATCCTTCACGAATGGGTGGTTGTCGGTAAGCAGGACGTAGCCAGTATTGACGTCGCGGCGCTGTATGCCATTGCCGATTCGCTGCCGGATGCCCAGCTTGGATATTTCGATTACACCTTCTCGGATGAGAAACAGCCTCTTGGTGAGCGCATAGCGACGATCGCCAATGTGGCCCGCGTTGACGGCAATAACATCGGCGATGTGCTGACGTTCTGGCGTGATGAGAAAGTGACAAATCCCGATGCGGTTTTTGCGCGCTCAAACATGTTCTGGGACGAGTACAAAGTAGCCTGGCAAATGTCTCTCCCTGGTGGTTACGACGGCGTGGCGCTGGATTACGTTGACCCGCTGACGAACAAGAAGGCGTACATCTACCTGCAGATCGACAGCAGCGGCATCACTGAGGTTGAGGATGCCACTGTTAACGCGATGCAGATCAGCCTGGACGGCTGCCGAAACGCCACCCAGGCAACCGACAGGGCCTGGCTTGAGGCGAGAAAAATTCTCTACTCACGCCTGACCATGACGGTGAAAGTGCTCGAAGAGACCCAGGTTGTTCGCGGCACGGTGGTTCAGTGTCCTGACATGTACGACAACGCGCAGCAAACCGGTTATATCACCGGGCGATCCGGAGACGTATTTGCGACCTCAGAGCGTCTCGACTTTTCTCTCGGCGATATGTGGGTGGTTATGACCGACAGCCTCGGAAATTACCGCGGGCGCTGGCGGGCCTATCCGGTAAGCGGCAAGCCCAAAGCATTTCAGGCTGCGGCCGATACTTTCGATCTGAACATTTATGACCGCAAAAATGTACAAAACCCCAGCCGGTATTTCATCGCTACCGACTCGGAACTTAATTCCACTATCTGGCGCGTCGATAGCGCCAAACCTAACGGTGACGATACTCAAACCCTCTCACTCACTGAATATTCAGACTCGATTTATCCGTAACACACAGCAGTAATTACCAACCTTCGCGCACAACATCAGATTAATTCTGAGGGGTTTGTGCGCCTTTTACATAGGGCGACATGCACAATGGCAGAAGTACCGTTACCAACTCCCACAGATAACGCTGTTCCGAGCACGGATATCCGGGATGCAGTTTATGCCGGCGCCATGCTGGATAAGGTTGTCACCAGTACCGAGTTGACATATACCGATCGCCTCGGCGGAGAGCATTACACCGTAGATGGAATTAAGGCAGAAGGGGATAAAGTTGTCGAAGAGACGCGGCAGAATCTGATCCCTCTAAGTCGCCAGTATATGACATTGGCTGATGCACAGGCAGACATCGCTAATATTCCTTCAGGTTCAACAACTTATGTCCGCAGTCAGGACGGCAGTACGCTTGCGGATGAGTACATAAACGTCAGTGGAACTTTGCAGCCTACCGGGCGGCGGATGCTCCGTGACGACTACGGATACCAGGTATCACCAGACAGTGTGGCCCTGGCTGGTTATGACCCGGAGACAAAAAGAGTGGCCCCATTTTTAAATACGGATGGTCGACTTATCCAAATCGGTCCTGATGGGAAATATTATGAGCTCCTCACGCCGCAGGAGGCGGAGTTATACGCACTGGGAAGCGAGGGACAGGTGACGCAGTTTATCGGCGGTGAAAAGGTGTGGCGTATGATCGTTGACGCCGCTACCAACCAAATCGTTGAGGCTTACACGGTTGGCGGACATCACTGGATCTATTCCGATAGCGGCCTGGTTCTGGTTAACCAGGAGAGTGGGGGAGGTGGCGACGATGATGCCAACCAGCTCCCTGAGTATGGACTTCATTTGTCAGGGTCTACGGTATATCCATACTCAGAAGATGTACCGGTCTGTTTCATTTTTGTAACTGCTGGGCAGTCCAACGCACGTGGTTATTGCCCTGACGCCGATCAAACTATTGTCGCGGCAACGCCAGTTTATCCCGATAACGCGTTTATGTTATCTGGTGGGGTCAGGAGAACGGGGACGCGCAGCACTACTCTGGTGCCACTGGTTGAGGCAGTAAGCGGCACTGATAAGGAGACTGCAGCGTCTGGCTTGGCAAACACCTTCATTCGCGATATGGCTGCAGCTACCGGAATCATGCCGCGCACGCTATCAATCGTATGTGCGCAGTCTGGTCAGGCTTACGAGTACCAGAAACGGGGTAACCAGGTATATCAGTATCTGCTCGATTCAATCGAAGACTGCGTAACGGCCTGTAAGGCTAAGGGCTGGCTGCCGATTGTTCTGTGCGTTGACTGGATGCAGGGGGAGTCCGACGAGGACTGGAGTGGGCTTCGAGAGGGGATGTATGAGTCGCGACTTCATCAATACCAGCGCCAGGCCATCAGTGACATCATGGCAAGAACGGGCCAAAACGAACCGCCGATTATAGCGCAAACGCAGATCGGATACGTTAACGATAACCACGGAGCATTTACAGGACAATATGTCAGGATGTCAGTAAATAAACTTCATGGTCATGAGCAGTTCAGGTGTGTAAATACTCTTTATCAGTATGATTTTATTTCTGACGGTTTGCACCTCACCTGTGCAGCACAAAATAAACGTGGCGCGGCTGTGGCAAGAGCAATTGTCCAGGAGTGGTTTGCCAGCGGATGGTACGGAATGGTTCCGTCTGGTTTCGTGTGGAACTCACCCACACAAATACAAATTAATGTCCCTTCGTATACCAACCTGACGATAGACACGACCAATATTAGTACTGATGGCCTGGCAAATTACGGTTTTAACTACACAGATGAAACTGGTGCTCCACCTGCTATATCTAGCGTCGCGATCAGCTCGGACGGCAAGGGGGTACTGATTAACCTGGCGACCGCCCCATCTGGCCGTTTTGGGCGCGTTTCCTATGCGACAGTAGAAAACCCACTTCAGAGCGGCGCATCTGTAAAACCTTCCGGGCGGACTCTTGGTGCGAGAGGGTGTGTACGATCTTCCGCTGGAATCACCTGGGTGTATGACACATCCGTAACTCTCTACGACTGGCTCCCTGCTTTTCGAATCAACGTTTTCTGAGGATAAAAAATGCGCCTTCTTTACACTGACACAGGGTTAAATAACCCGTTGCTTCCCGTTTATTCTTTGACAGCTGCGGAAATAGCACTGGCAAATTTAAATCCCACCATCTGGTCACCTGCAACGGTTGATTTTATCAAGCCAGGGGTCGGGCAAAAAGTTTCCGCACTCGCAAACAGAATTGATGGAGGTAAATTCAATTCTCAGGCTAGCCTGGAACCCACGACAAAATATAATGGGTCAACTCTGCAGGGTATTAATTTTTCAGGTGCTGAGGGTCTTTTCGGGGATACGCCAGTGGCACTGAATGGGACAATAAATACGTTTGCTTTTATTTATCAGCTACCATCAGGTGCATTACCATCAACCCCTACAGACAGAATAGTCATCGCAACCCAGGAAACAACCCCTCATGGGGTTGGTATTCGCACTACTTCATCTGGTAATTTCCCCGTGTTTTTTAACGGTGGCACACAGCCAGATGTTCCTTTCACCCCATCAAATATGGGGTCTGGTTTGTTTTGCGCCGTGGTTATGTGCGCAGATGCCTCAGCTGGAAAATATGCGATAGCATATCAAAGGTCTGACCAGACAACGGTAACAACCAGACAGGTAACTGGCTATACGATACCTGCATACACCACGTCTCAAAAAATGAATTTAGGCGGTGCTGGAGATGGGGCTATTTCACCCCTGACGTCTGTGCTGTCAGACGCAATAGTGATACCTGGTTTGTATTCCTACGGGACCAGTGCCCAGGATGTCATTTTTGCATACCTGATGGAGAGAATTGGGAAAATAACAGGCTAATCAACTTAATAATTGCCGGAATAACGAAATTATGCCGCTGGTATTGATCTTCAATCCCAACAAAACTACTGTATATAAAAACAGTATTTTGATGGAGGGAAGATCATGCTTAGACAGTCAGACATCGCCGCGGCGTTCCGCGAGTCGGTATTGCGAAACGCCAAAGGCTACCAGTACCTTCACACCCGTGACTTCGTTTCGGCGCTGCGCCGGCGCGGAATCCACTTCTCCGAGGTGGAAGCCAACACCTGGATCGCACGCGAGCAAACGTATTTCGTCGATAAGACGCCGGACCATAGTGAAAACAGGCTGTGGATGATGGCCAACATGGGGATGGTGATCTAATGGGATTCCCTTCACCCGCGACGGACTACGTCGAGCAAGGCTGTCTGTTAACACGATCTGCAATGTCGGGCCTAACACGCTCCTGTTCGAGCGTTCTGGCGGTTACGTTGTGCTGGATATCTCCCTGAAGCCAAAACAGGGGAGCCAGGTTCTGATCCAGCACGGAGGCGGGACGGAACTTGCCACGCTGAGAGGAAAGGCGCTGATAACCGAAGATGGTGAAGCGATCGAGGGCGAAGTCTTGGACGATGTTACTGTCATCGGTGTAGTGACATTTACTATCTGCGATGTGCGCCAGGACAATGCGGTTGTTTAGTTGCTGTCAGCTCGATGCTGCTGTGTCGTAGATGTGGCGTGACAGGAATGCACGATAAAGACAGGGATGTATTCAAACGACACGAAACGACACAAAACCGGATGCGAACGCGGAAAACATGTGTGATTACAGTGTGTTATTTAACGCTCTACTTTCTTCTAAGCCGTAGGTCACAGGTTCGAATCCTGTAGGGCGTGCCATTTAATAATCAATCACTTATCAACTTCCTCCAGTCGCTGATTTTTCCTTGTGGGACATATTTGGGACATCTTCTGCAAAAATTTGCAAAAATTGAGTCAATTTGACGTGCGTGCTCAGTTAAATGGTTAGGTGCCAGGTGAGCATATCGACGGACCATTTCGATGATTCTAATGTCTTGTAGTATCTGTCGGACGATGGCCAGTCAGAGTACAGCATTACTGCTCTGTAATATCGAACAGAATGGTTAATGCTGGTTATAGCTGAGTGCAGAATAAGCGCTCTGCAGGAATGTGAAAATATGTTGCCGGTAACAGGCTAATAGTCATTATAGCTTTAGGTTCTGTCTGACTGGGTTAAATATCGCATTTTAAGCTGGCGTGAAGTACAGTTGTTATAGATCAATATTGAACACTATTTGAAAGCATACCCTCGATGTTCATCCACTACCTGGAAAGATCCGAATGAACATCAAATTCGTCGCCATCTCCGTATTCGCTGTTGTGTGCGTCTTTGCATCAGATATTTCCATCGCCAAATCGAATTCCTTAAGCGATGATCAGGTCAGTCAAAGGATTATTGATGACTCTGTCGCATCCTACCCCGGTACTTGTGCCTGTCCCTTCAATACCGCCCGGAACGGCAGCTCGTGCGGTGGCCGCAGTGCCTGGAGCAAAGCTGGTGGGTACTCACCTATTTGCTACAAGAAAGAGGTAACAAAGGAGATGGTTAAGGCGTGGCGACAAGAGAATCAATGATAACGATCAATATCTGAACCAGGTGATTACTTACACTGGAATAGTAGTTTAAATAATATTAAATGATTATTTCGAATACTGCAGCCCATTTGCAGTAAGCACTGTTCTGGTAGAGGCGGCAGAGGCCACGGCGTATATCTTTTTACCTTGTGATATTTGAACCCAGCAAATCTATTTCCCCTGCCTGATAGACTTAGTGTCACCGTATCCTGTTACTAAGAGCACGGGGCTACCTACTCATAAGACACTTCCTCTTCTTACGAGGAAACCGGTTCAGCGTGTTGTGTGTGGAGACAGTACCCATCAACTCAAACTGATAACAAAAAGTTTAATTTTTTTCCCCGCCGCGCTGACTATAGTTAGGGCACTTTCACTTGCCCAATAAGGTCACGATTATGAAATTAGTTATCGCCTCCGTAATTTCTCTGCTCAGCTTCAGCGCGCTGGCGGCGCCAGAGGGGACGCTCAGCGTACACATTCTTAATCAGCAAACCGGGCTCCCTTCACCGGGGGTGCAGATTGAGCTGGATAAACAGCAGGGGGAGAGCTGGCAGCATATCGCCACCGGTAAAACGGATGCCGATGGGCGGATAAAATCGCTCTATCCGCAGGCGGAGAATATGGAGCCGGGGGTGTATAAAGTGACGTTTAAAACCGGTGACTATTTTAAAAGCCAAAATATGAATACGTTCTTCCCGGTGATTCCGGTTATTTTTAATGTCACAAAGCAAAATCAAAAACTGCATATCCCGCTGCTGCTCAGTCAGTACGGATACTCTACCTACCGCGGCAGCTGATGACCCAAGCCGCTATCCAGCCAACGCCTGCGCGGCTTCCGCAGGCGTCACGCTTTTCTCGCACCACGATGTCCACGCCTAACGCTCGGTCTCTTTCTCTTTAAAGTGTTTAACGGCTTCGTCGTACATCGCCAGCAGGCCGGAAATTTCGCCTTCATATTGCGGCACGCGCTGGGCGCGAACGAGCTCAATCAGCAGCGCATAGGCTGCTTCTTCCGGGGCCGCATGTGGATTGATCAGTCCAGACAT